CCGGCGCGTAGACCTTGAACCGTCCGGAGTTCACAAGACCGCGTTGCACTAGAGATGCAGCGGGTGTGGGTGAGGTAGGGTAACTCGCTTCAGTTAATCCTCTGCGCTACCCTCAAGAATCGTTCGACTTCACTTGCCGGCACTCGATAACCAGCCTTTGTGCCACCGAGTCTCATTCCTTGAATCCGTCCTTGCCGAATCCATCGACGGACTGTCTCATCTCCTACTCGCAAACGCCGTGCTACCTCTGGCACTGTAAGCAGTTCGTCTTCTGTCATTCTCCCTCACCTTGCTTGATGGTTGTTTGACTGGATTATACCACAAGAAATACACAAACAATATATGTAAGCGCACGAACTTTTGAAAAATAGTAAGAAAAGTATTGACAATAAGCGCAAGAAGTAGTAAGATACTCTCGAAAGGAGAAAACAAACGCGCCGCAGTGCTACCAACACCGCGGCGCAAATGCAAGAGCAACCCATTCCAGGAAGCCCCGCAAATTTGATTATAGCGGGGCTCCAAGCGCAAAGCAAGAGAAGGAGAACTCGCTATGCAAACGCTCCAGAGAACCGCAACCATCACCCTCGAAGACGTGGTAGCCATCAGCAAGGCCGTGCTCTACAATGACGGCGATGGCTACACATACTGCCGGCTCTGTCAGGTCAGCCAGGACCGAGAGGCCCCAGCCCACGCCGATGATTGCCCAGTAGCCAGGCTTGGCCGGGAGGTGCTCTAATGGCTAACACCGTCACGGCAACCTTCCTCGAAGGCCGAGTCACCGCGGCCAATGGCAACGGATTCAAGCTGCACAACGTGGCAGACTGGCTGAATTTGAGCAAGTACGCCAAGCCTGCCGACGTGTTTGTCCCCCGCGTCGGGGAGCACGTCCGGGTGAAGGTGGATAACAGCAACTTTGTCCGCAGCGTCGCCGGTCTGCCGGTCGCTGGCGGGGAAGCGCAGCCGGGAGCTCAGGAAGCCCAGCCAGAGGCTGCACCAGAGCCCCGTACAGAGGCTATAATGAGCCAAGTCGATGCCAAGGACCTGAGGATAACCCGGTTGGCTTGCCTGAATACTTCGACCGCTATCATTGCCGGCAGCACGGGCCGAGCCAATCCAGACGAGGTGATAGCCCTGGCCGAAAGGCTCGAGAGTTGGGTGCTCCGATGAGCTATACTGTAGTTGGCACCCCGAGCGGGACCCAGCGCCGGTGGTACGACGACAAGACCTATCGCTCTATGCTCCTGGAGGAAGCGGCCCAGGCGGTCTACGAGATGACCCACCCCGACGCGCCGGTCGGCACGGAGGCCTGGCGCACCTGGTGGGCGCGGCTCGGCTGTCCTGATCTGCGCGCGCGGCGGAGGAGCTTGGCGATGACGCAGGCTCGGGAAGCGGAAGCCAGGCCGTACGAAGGGCCGGATGAAGTGCCGTTTTAGGGGAGAGAGAAAAGGCCGCACCTTACGATGCGGCCTTTGCAATGTTTACGGACTGCCGCGGTGAAGCCAGCAGCCCCAGGGAAAGGAGGAAGAAGCTATCCTATTACTCCGCGCCACTCTTCGAAGGTATCACCGGGGCACGAGGTCAACCCGCGCCCGGTCAACTCCCACACGTCACGATGCCCGACCACAGGCACCTCGCGCCCGAGTGCGCCATTGAGCCACTGCTTGAGCCCCCTGACGACGGCCAGCATCGGCAGGGTCGGTTCCTCGCTGGTGAAATCCCCGGCCAGACAGACCCCGACGCTCGAACCATTGATGAGACCCACGTGATAGCGCACGGTGGTAATATCCCCCACGTAGTCTAGCCGTCCATCCGGATGGGCCAGGAAATGGTATCCGATGCCGGGCCACTTCTGCGAGTTGACGTGATACTCGGCCAGCTCCTGCGCCGTGAAGTCGCGGTTGATGCCCGCCCCGACGTGATGGATGACTATGCGCTCGATGTCCGATAGCTCGCGCGAGGCGTAGGTTTCCGGGCCCGGAAGCGTGCCCCGTAAATCCTGCCAGGCGGGGGCGGTTACGCTAAAGGGAGTGAATTCACCACGTTGGCAAGCTGGTTGACCTTCACCTTCAGTTCCTCCCCGAGTAGGCGCACGTCGTCCTTGGTGGGTGGGAGCACGCCAAGTGCTAACAGGTGCGATCTCAGATTGTTTTCTATTCCCCCGGCTGCTACCCACTGTTGGTATAGTTCCGGATACTGTTCTGGTAGTCCCATAGGTTCCTCCTGTTTCCACGTCCGCAAAACAAATTCAATCTGCGTCCCCTGGCCGTCCACCGGCGTCGGGCTGGCTAGGTCCGGGTTCGGCCAGACGTAGGCGAAGTATGACACCGCCTCTATCTGCGGCTTAGTCGCGCACCAGTCGAGAAACGGCTGCAAGTGATCGTGCGCCCAGGCGTTGCGGTCGATGACGCGACCAGGGCCAGGGCCAAAGTTTACCTCTGAAATCCACACCGGCTTGCCTGGAAATCGCCCCAGCACATACTCGACGACTGCCCGCATCTCGGCATAGCTGCCGTAGGCGTGGACCGTCAGCCCATCAGCGTTGTCGGCCCCCGTGTACCACTCTTCCCAGTACGGCAAGCCCGGCGACGGTGCCGCCCAGTACAACTGTACATCTGGACAATACGCCTTGACGCGGTAATACCACTCGGCGTAATCCTCCGGCGTGCCGCTCCATTCCTCGATGGGATGGTTCGGCTCGTTCCCCAACTGCACCTTGCACCCCATCCGCGCCCAGCCGAGCGCCTTGGTAATGGTATCGTCCAGGTTGGGCCGTCCCTTGTAGTAGAGCCGGCAGAGCCTGAGCGGGCTTTGCATCCCCTTGCCAGCGCCGGCCGCGTCGAGAAAACAGGCCGAGGCGAGCGCGGGCAGTGGGTCGTCGTCGGTGAGGTAGTGCCAGCCGACTTGCATACTCTACCCTCTCGGCTCCATCGTATCCTGCGGGCTAAGTTTCTTCAGCGCATCCTGTAGTATCGTCGGCACCGGCAGCCCCGCGCGGCCCGAATTCTCTAGGATACTCAATAACTCGTGCGCTGCGTAGAATCCCGCCACAACCTGCCCTAGCGGTAGCCCCGTAGTCGGTTCGCCAAATACCGCCGCCGCTACCACCAAAAGCACGATTGCCTTTTTTGCCACCCCTCGGAACGATACGTCAGACGATAATTCCTTAGTGACAAATCCCGCTAGGAGTCCCGTTGCAATGTCGAGGATCATCAGGATCAGCAGTAATTGGATCATCGGGGTAATTCCTCCCCAAATCGCCGCTGCGCCCCCTACGGCAACTTTTGCCCAGAATGTGATACGGTCCATTGTTCTTACCTCCCCACTAAATCTATAGCCAATATCCCCAAATGCGCATAGTAACTTCTGCTGTGCTCGCTCCCGACGCGGTGATGGTGTAGTAAATATCCCCGTTAGCATCACACGGAACTATGCCGCTTCCAGCGGTCCAAAAGTCGTTAGCGATGCCACTGGCCCGAATTTCCAGGGCACCTACTGCCGCAGCTGGTCCTAGATTAATGGCAACCTCATTAGCAGCGCTGGCTGAATCGCGGAAGGCTACCGATACAGATATAGCTCTAACTCCTGCCGGTACGCTGAAGACTGCCGACAGGTCGATGAGTGTCGCAGCGGTTGTACTGAAGCTGTCGCCGTCCCATGATGTTGATGTCAGTGGGATAGATAGCGGTATAAATGTCGCATCGTCCCAAACCGGATTTGCCCCCGCGCCCTGGGTTTTTAAGAATTGCCCGCTTGTCCCCGCGCCCAGCCGCTTCCAATAAGTACCATCACAATACAGAATATCCCCTTGCGCCTGAGAATCGGCGGTATGCCTATCGGTAGCCTCAAATTCAGCTTGTGTTAGTGCCGTTCCCGCGGTCGCGTGTTTAAATTCGTTAGCCATTCCTCACCTCTAACCCGCCTTGCTCAGTTGCCATTTGGTTTTCCATTCCTTCGCCGGCCCAAACCTATGCTCGATGCCCTCGATGTGGAACTCGCTGTCGAGCGAAGCCTCGTTCAGTCGGACGGTTATCCTGGTCGATATATCGTAGGTCAGCACCTTGGCCCATAGGTTTGTTGGGTTGGCCACCGGATCGACGATGATGTACTCGATGCGCTGGGCCGGGTCCTTGTAGGCGTTCCTCAGCGTCTGCGCCACCGTCAGCACGTCGGCATCGGTCGAATTCAGCAGCCCGGTGCGGGATAGCGTGCGCTTGCCGTAGGCATTCTGTGAGTCCACGTCCCCTGCTACGACTTCCGTTCCGCCGGTCCGGGTTAAGCGCACCTCGTTGTAAATGAATGAATCGTCATAGCTGAGCTCCATGTCCTCGTAACCGATCTCCCCCGCGTCCTCGCCAAATGTGGCCTGGCTGGTATCATAAGGCGAATTGGCGCGAGCGGTCCGGTTCTGAAACTCTACGTCGCCGTCGCCCTGAATGAAGATCAACCCATTCTCGCTCTGTCCAACCGCCTGTAGGTGCGTCAGTGCGTTTGTGTTGGTTACCGGATTGAGGGCCTGTATCGTGGCCGCGCCGGTATCGAGGTCGCGATTTGCGGACGGCCAGCCGATGTTATCGAGTACTCGCCCTATGCGTAGGTCGGATCGCTCAGAATCCCAACCTATCGTAGCCGATTGCAAGCTCGCAGTTGCCGTCAAATCGTTGGCTCCCGCTGAATCTACCCGCGTAGCGTTGCCGTCCTCGTCATTGTCCCACCAGGCTACCAGAGAGGTTTTCATATCGGCGCTCAGGTCGGAGTAATACAACCATCGCCCGTTGTTATAGAGTGCAGCAATTTGCGCTGACGTAAGCACCTTTTTATAGATGCCTACCGGCCCGAACCAGCCATCATTGTACTCGGCTACTCCGCTGAGCATCCCGTACTCGATTGAGCCCACCCGCAACGCACTGGTCCCGTTGTAGGCGCCGCCCGAATGAGACTGGCTGCCCAGTGAGCCACCATTGACCGATACCTCAATGTTGTTATTGGCCGCATCGTATTGCCCCACCACGAAATACCAGGTGAGGGTTGATGGAGATGAGCCGCCGACTGCCTGTTGAAGGCCACCGATTGCCCCCGAGCTACTCATCTCCATAGCAAATCGGTCAACGGATTGATCGTAGTACAGGCCGTATTCCATATTGGTGTTGTTTGCGGATTTGCAAACCAGCGGACGATCAACGGATTTGTCGTACAGCCGGAACCACCCCGCAATCGCAAAATCAATATCTCCCATCGACAGGTCAGCGTTGTCAGCTCGATACGCATAGTTCCCCGCGTTGGTCAGTGTGACATTGCGTTCGTTCAACTCCGTCAGTGCCAGATTTTTGAACAAGTCGACCGCGGTTATCTCTATTTTTGACTCGCTGGCCACGCCGGGGAAATACGGCCTATAGCTCTCGATGAAGCCGGTGAACACGTCATAGGTGGTGCCGCCGTAAGTCTTGCGGACGTTGATCCGCTTGCCCGGCTTGAGGTTGCCGTAGTATGCACCGCTGGCATTGTCCGGCCAGTAGTTCCCGCTGGCGTTGTCGACCACCAGGGTGCACACCCCCGCCTCGATGCGATCCAGGTCGTGCTGGCGCCCCTTCTTGATGGTGCCGGATTCCACGTCCGCGCTGATGTCCGTCCAGCGCAGAGTAGCGGCGAAGGGCGTCGAGTCGAAGGCTATTCTTATGGTCAGGTCTTCAGTGTCAAAGTCGAAGGGGAAGACGTAATTAAAAGGCAAGCTACACCCCCGACGTTACGTTGCGGCGGTCGGTCCTGATGAGACCCTGCCGGACTGCTTCGACCAGTTGTCGCTCGGTGACTACAGTGCCGTGGACAATTACGTCCCCGGTCCAGACCATGCCCGGCCCCGCCCCCCTGCCGTTGGCCCCGCCGAACCAATATGATTCCGGCCCTGCCTCGCCCGCTAGGAAGAGCGTCGGCTTGGTCACGACGCCTGAACCCCCCTGTGCCTGGGGAATGTACGGCTTAGTCACTGGCAGGGCAGCGGGTGCAAGGGGCGACATCCCCGGCACTCGGGATAATTCAGCCAGGATGTTATCAACCGCCGTCCGATATTCGCTTACTACCCCACCTAGCGCCCCGCCTACCGAGCTGCTAATATCGCTGGCGTAGGTATCCATCGCAGCCAGGAGGCCCTGCGTCTTATCGCTGATGATGCCGGCCTGCGTTGCCGCCTCGCCGCCCATTTCGATCATCTTCTGTCGATCGTCCAGTAACCACTGATAGGCGTCTTCGAGGGCGGCATTGACGGCTGTCTGGTCGGCCTCAACTCCCTTGAGTTGCTCTTGCATAGTCGCTAGTGCCGCATTCAGCCTCTCGCCCTCGTCGGTCAACCCTTGCATGACTTCCTTCTGTGCCTGCATCGCTATTTCCTGTATGCCGACAGCGGTAGTTAGGTCAGCTATTTCCCCCTTCGTATTGGTGATACTCCGTAGAGCATCATCGAACGACATCTCGTCCTCGATCCCCTCGGCGGCTTCGCGGATTTTAGCTAACTGCTCTCCGAAGTCAATGTCCCTGGTTAGCTGCATCTGCTGCAAGAGGTTACGTACCGCATCTTCGATTTGCTCAGTCGGCAGATTGAAAATCCACTCGAAGCCGGGAGGTAATGCCGAGGGGAATTGTTTGAGAATGTCACCGATCGGTTTTCCGGTGAGCTTTGCCAGCTCCACCCGCTTTAGATAGCCCTCCAGTTGAGCTATCTGTTTATCCATAGCGCCCTGCCCGGTAAGGCGGGGGGTAGCCAGGTCGGATAATCGCTGTTTGGCTACGCTCAGCTTGTCATTCAAGCGAGTGAGCTTGTCGCCCATACGCCCGAACTCATCTTGAGCGGCTTTGAGCTGGTCCTTGTTGGCAATGATAGCCAGGCCCATATCCCCAATACGCCTCTTGAGGGTATCGACCGCTGCGGCGGCTGCCAGGGTAGCCGGATGGGTAGCGATGAGTGCCCGCGTGAAGTCCTGCATCGACAAGCCCGCCTCTTTAGCTGTCTTTTTCGCTTTCTTAAGTAAGTCGTCCCAATCGATGTCTAAGCCAGGCGGCTTGGGTAGTGATATGTCGCCAGTCGTGCCGTGGTAAAATTCCTTATATTCCTCGGCCCACTTCCGCGCCTGTTCAATACGGTCCATGTCCTCTTGCGTCAAGAACACGCCCTTCTGGCTGAGCGAAGCGCTAATATCACCGGTCATACCTCTTAGCAGTTTCTGTAAATCAGGTAGCCCCTGTTTCCATTCATCGAGCCATCCATCCCAAAAACTTTTAGCTGTGTCTCTTCCTGATTTGTGAGAAGCTGACAAATTGGGAGGAGGTGCTACAATCCCATGGGACGGACTCAGTTTTGTCAAATCAGTCCCGCGGTACTTGCCCCCCAGTACAGATTCACGACTGCCAGCGATGCCCGTCTGTGCTTCCACTGCATCGTCATGCATCTTCCCCAAGGTATCCCCCACGTACTTAGCAAATGTCTGAACGGTGGTCATCAGATTCTGCATATCGCTATTCCAAGCAACCGAGATAATTTTGACCATTGGTGTGATGCTGATTGCATCAGCCATTAACTCTTGCCAGTGGTACTTAATTGTGCTCACAAAGCGTTGGGTAATGCCTTGAATGTCAAGGAAATTCTTGTCCCAGGCCGTCTTGAGAGTGTAAACCCACGCACCGACGAGTATGAGTGCCGGTAGTAGTGGGGCAAGTATCGCAATAATAGCCGGAATGGCCGAAGCTATGGAGCCCACCATCGTCACCGTGAACGCTTGGGCGACTGTAGCGGCGTGGATTGTAGCTTGTGCCGCTGTCCAGGCAAAGCGTCCCACAGTAAAAGCGGCCCAAGCACCCACGGCAACACTGCTCACCTGTAGCACTGTGCCAAGGTTTCGGTCGAGCCATTCCGTCAGTGTTTGGAGGTAGGGGCGTATCCCGTTGACTGCTTCTATTGTCCGGTCCCGCATCCCGTTCCAGTTCGTAGCCCAAGCAGTGGCTAAGCCGACGATGGCCGCGCTCACCATCAGAATTGGCGCACCGATCATAGTTATGGAGGCTATCATCCCGGCGATGACGCCGCCGGTAGCTAGGAGTGCACCGGTCAAGCCAACTATCACCGCTAATCCCTGTTGCACCGATGGCGGGATCTTGTCAAATGCATTAATCAAGTCGGCTAGGCCACGTGCCCAGTCCCCGATAGTCTGTGTGAAGGGAAGCCCCTGCCCGATGAGAAACGAATCCACCGAGCCCTTCAGGTACTCTACCGCCCCGGCCAACCCCTTCATGCGGGCGTTGGCCACTTCCTGCGCTGCCCCGGCTTTGCCGACTGCTTTGGACATGGCGTCGTACTTTTCCACGCCCTCAGTCAATAGGATATTGGCTGCCCGCACGGCATCTGAGCCAAAAATGATCGCCAGCGCTTCATCCCGCGACTTCTGAGTTAGCTTACCTGTAGCTTTCGTGAACTGGTCGATAATATCCCGTTGGTCACGCATACGCCCAGATGTATCGTAAATCGAGATACCCAATTCTTTGAGAATGCCCTTGGCTTGCTTGCTCGGTGCTTGGAGGGCCAGGAGCATCTGCTTAAAGGATGTACCAGCATCCGAGCCCTTTATTCCAGCGTTGCCCAGTAAAGCCAGTGAAGTCGTTAAAGCATCAACGGGGATTCCTGCCTTGGATGCCACGGCACTCGCCATTTGGAATGAATCACGCAAGTCTTTGACTTCCACTGACGAGGCGTTGGCTGCGGCTGCCAGCATATTAGCTACGTCCATTGTCTTACTGGCATCCAACCCGAAGGCGTTGACTGCTGTGGCGGCCGTTTCTGCCGCCGCCGCTATACTTAGTTCGCCTGCTGCAGCCAGGTCCATGACGCCCGGCATGGCTGCCATCACCTCATTAACGTCTAGGCCCGCCTTTGCTAGTGCAAGCTCTCCCTGCATGGCCTCGCCTGCCGAAAAAACGGTGTCCTTGCCTAGTTGCAACCCCAGCTTTTCCAGAGCTATCCGCTGAGCGTCAGTGGCGTGCGTTACCTGTTGCGTGACGTTGGCCGTCTGCTCGAAGGCCGCGGCGGATTTGAGCGATCCCCCGGCTACGGCCAGGAAGGGCAGGGAGAGCATTGTCATGCTCATCCCCTTCATCATCAGGTTCATACCAGCCATACTATGCTGAGCGTGGTCCATGTGCTCGGCCATCAGGTTCATTCCCGCCGCCGATTTGCGACTATGGCCTTCCAGGACACCTAGCTGCTTAGACGCCCCCTGTGCAACCCTGGAGAGACCATCATGCCCTTCGATCCATATCTCGATTTTCTCTGCCATCAGATCAGCCTCTGTTTTTGCACTCCGCCGTGAGTCTGCGTAGCCGCCCCGCCGTGCGTCTGCGGCTTGGCGCTAGCTCTGGCCTCTTGCAGGGCCATAGCCCGGTCAAACCATAGCGCCGACGCCTGCCCCGCTATCCGCTCGGGGTCACCGCCCCAGTACCCCATTTCAGCCAGCAACAGGACCTCTACCCATTCAGGCGCTTCTTTCGAGTGCCCGCGCGCGCAGCGGTCGAGCTGCTGGCGTTCGCTGGGGGGACTGTCTCCCCCGCTTCAAACGCGATCGCCGATAGCAGGGCATCAAACTCCTGCGCCGACAGCCTGTCTAGCGCCGCCTCAACCGGTGTGCCGTCGGCGGTCTTGAGCCGGGGCAGGATGAGCCTTTCCACCTCGTCATAGGCGTCGACCACGGCCAGACCGTCTTCCGAGTCCTTCAGGCCATTGAATCGCCGAATTACTTTGAAAAACTGGTTGCGCTCCCGGTAGCTGCCCGGCTCGGATAGCGCGATCGGTTTAACGATTAACTTAGTCATATTTCCCCTTCCTCATTCCTGTATTAGGTTGTGCTCGACGTGCCGTTCTGACAGGCGACTCCGAGCCAATTTCCCAGGCCCGTGCTGTACTTGCCCTGCCAGGTGACTTCGATGGTCATGTTCCCGTCCCGATCGTCGAAGAACTTGACCGGATCGGAGACTACCCCGGCAAAGTCCACGGTGGCGCTGCGCACGCTCGCGCTGCTGCCCTCGGTGGCGTAGAGCCTAACCTGCTTCTGTAGCTGCACGCCCGTGGAGCCCAGCATCTCATCGATCAGTGCCTTCGCCGAGCTATTAAATTCCACGACCGTCTTGAGTGAGCCTTCCCACCTGCCATCGCCCCAGCTCGCAGGGGCTTCCGAGCCCGCGAAGGTCTTGAGGTGCCGGTTCGGGTTGACGGAAAGCTCGAACGAGATCAGCGTACCGCTGGTCAACGTCGTGCCGATAGTGCCCGTGCTAAAAGCGTCGACGTACAGCGACGTGTCGGCCATGCGAATCGGGTTGACGCCGCGGTTGACGCCTTCGGTAGTCATCGTGGCCGGGTCAACGCGCTTGCCGAGCACGTCAACACTGCCGGTCCAGAGTCCGCCGGCTTCGCCCTTCAATGTCAGGGTGTTGAACACGCTGCCGGTCATCTGGTAGCACTGCCCGGTGGTCCCGAACTCCATGGTATAGCTGTTGACCACCTGCGTGCTGGCGTTGGGCGCCGTGTACGGATAGTTGTACGGCGAGCCCGAGGTGATGCTCGATGCATCGATGGCCGTGAACAGCCCGTTGTAAATGATGGGCAATTCCTCGTAAGTTGCCACGAACTCGATACTGCCCTCGCCCGATTGGGCGGTTCGTGCCGAGACCGTGCCGGGGCCGAAGTTGCCCACCGTCGGCACGACTTCGACCGTCTGGTTGGCGCTGAGCGATGCGTCCGTGAGCCCGTGCAATTTCCTGGTGGTCGCCGTGTCGGTGCCCCAGGTTCCTTCATCGGTCGAGAGCATCAATCTAAGTGCTGCAGAAGCTCCCATTTTGTTTACCTCCTATGAACTGGTCTTTTCGGTTATCCGTAACGATACGATGAAGCCGTGATAGCTCGTGCCCCCGTAAATGAGCCGCCGGTCGCTATCTCCGCTCTGTATGCCGCTATGGCTGAACTCCCCCTGCTCGCCGATGTGGTCGATGGTGCCGTCCAGCGTCGGGTTGTCCAGATAGGTGTTTATCATCGCTTGCAGGATGGGTAGACAGACCTGTACTCCTTCATCGATGCCTACTCCGTGCGCCACCGGCTTGACGTAGGTGATGATGTGATACATTGTGTCGGTGCGCTTCAGTCCGACCGCCTGCTCGTTGCAGTCCCCCGCGCCGACCAGGGTCAAAGCACACGGCAAGTCGGCGGCGTTGAGTGCCGTCGGGTACGCGGTTGGCGCCGTGGCGATGCCGCTGCTCCCCCGGTTCAATGCCTGTAACTTAGTCAGCGTGCTGGCGAGCGTCATACGATCCTCTTCTTGCGATAGCCGCCCTGCGAGAGCGCCACCTTGACGTGCGCCGGCATGCCCTTCGGCGTGGTGATAATCCCGAGCTCCGGGTTGGCCGTGACATCGAACACGGGGTTATCACGGTTGCGGTACAGAAAAGCTGCCGTTTCCTTGGTCAGCTGCACTATCGTATCGTCCGGAGTGCTGCTGTAGCCCCATGACGCGGCGACGTTGAGCTCCCCGTCGGTGTCGAAGATCCACGACTGGCCGGTCCTAAGCCTGATATACTGATAGGGCTTGCCGCGCGCCGACGAGTTGCGCGGCTCCAACCAATACTCAGTGCTGGTTAGGGTCGTCTCGTCCCCGTTGGTCAGCGCGTCGACGGCTAGGCAGTCCTCGCCCAGCCAGAGCACGTTGCCGCTGCCGCCCAGGCCGGGTAGGTCAACCAGGTCGTCCGAGCGGTAGTAGCGCGTGCCGGTGGTTTCCTCGAAGGAGCGGCGGCAGTAGTTGTCGATCTCCTGCTGGGCCGCACTGACACAGGCATCGAGAGTCTCATACTCGCCGGTGCTGACGGAGCTGGTCGTGTTGGTGCTGCCGAGATACTTGAGTAGGTCCGGCACGGTGACGTAGGCCATTAGACCCTCCTCCAGCCTTGGAAGTGGAACATGCCGCGCCGAGGCATCACATACCCCACCGCCAGACTGGGCCGGTTGCCAGCTGTGGCGTTGTCGGAGCTGGCGAAATCGTACTCGTCGCTATCCTCGGTGTCGGGCTTTATCAAGGCTCCGTTGTTGGTAAACGTCCCGGCGATCCACGCCTGCACCGCGCTGGCGATGAGAACAAAATCCTTGAACTCGTTGACCGTCTCGGAAGCGGTGAAATCGCGGCTGCCAATGTCGGTCTGCTCGCAATCGTTGGCCCCAAAGCCCCCGGCGGTTTGCCAGGCTTGACTACCGTCGTAGGTATCCCAGGTAGCACCGTCGCCAGTGGCCGAGCCCGAGCCAGTGCCTTCCGTCCAGGCTCGCTTTTGGCGAAACACACGAAAGGTACGCGCGTTGGTGGACGCATCGGCCAGACAGTAGAGTGACAGGGTAGCCGCACTGACAAGAGCGCCGCTTGGAATGCTAGACAGGTCAAACTTGATAAGCCCGCGATAAGTGCCCACCCCCACCTGGCCGATAGCCAGCGTGTTGTAAGCCCCCCAGTTGTTATTCGGCGCATTGCTCTGAATCAGCGTATCGATGCCAGCCGAGCCAGGCTGCAGGGTAATCGTCGGGTCCAACTCCCATCCGGCGAAGTCTCCATCGGGCAGAGTCACGGATAGGATGTTCTTGCCGCCTTGCACAGATTTGACCCAGGAGAGGGGGATAGTTTCTATGCCTCTGTGTAGACTCGGCGGCAGGATGCGAAACTCCTCCGAACTGAGCGTGTCGAAGTTGAAATTCTGATGGTCGTCAAACCGGAAGTTCCAGGTGCGTGGGTGTCCCGTTCTGAGCGGGCAGCGCTTGTGCAGGATATGCCCCCCGATGGACAATCTGAGGTCAGCGTTGTTCCAGGCGTTCGGGAAAGTGACAGTATTGCCTGCGACCACGCCATTGATATTGTTGGTGTTCAGCGGGGTGAACCGGACGTGACTCTGCCCCTTGCCAAAATGCACCAAGGGAGCGTTACCACTGAGGCGGTCACGGACGCGGAAATTCACCAACTCGGAAACGCCCAGCGGCAGCGACGGATCGCCCGATGCTCCCAACTGGTTGACAATACGCGTCAGGCTGCCGTTGCGCCGGTAAGCTATCGGTGCGATGCCAATGGCCTGCTGCTCTCTGCCGTTGCCTAGTTCTTCTATTTCGGCGTGCTCGGTTAGTAGTCGCATTATGTCAATCCTGCAAAATCCCCAACGTTACATTCAGGTCCCCGGTACTCGCGTACTGCGGCCCCGTCGAACGGCAGATGGCTACCCCGGTCAAGCCGGTGCCCGTCGTGGCACGAATCGGCAAACCGAGATTACTGACTACCGCCGCGGCGTTGTTGGCAAACTGGTAGTAATCACCGCTGGAAATGCTGACCTTGGCTACCAGTTTGGCAATGTCCGCGTCTGCCAGGGTGAGCGCAGAATCGTTGGTGTACGTCGTGCCAGTCGTGACGGTCTGAAACAGCCAGAGGTCGATAGCCGATTGCGCCGCAGTGGAAAGGTCGGTGACGACGACGCTTTGGAGGATGCCCGACATTATGTCCGTCGAGCGGAAGCAGCCAGAGAACGTCACCGAGGCGCCCATCACGTCGCCGCTCGAATAAGCTCCTGAGGTGGTCACCGCAATGGCCGCACTGGGAAACGCCGAGTTGCCCCCGACCTGTCCCGCGTGGTTGTTGCTGGACCCGAGGGTGACGTAGCCAACACTCTCCGTGCTCGGCTGCATTTCGACGTGGATATTGCCCGCTGTGGTCATCTTGATTTGGACTAGCTCGTCATCGGTGGTCAGGCCGATGAGCGCCCCAGCGATGAGCCGGGCATGCAGGCCGGTCGATACCTCGTACCACTCCTGCCAGACTTTTTGCGTGCCTACGAACCCCGTGGAATTTGCCAAGTTGCACCTCCATCTGTGCTCACACTATGGCGTTATGTCTAGTGCTGTGATTTCCAGTTGCTGAGCATATAGTCGGTATCCTGGTGTGCCCCGCGGTACTGGGCCCGCGCCTCGACCAGTTGCGTGATCTGATTGTCCAAGCCCGCTATCTTCTGCTCGATTTCGGCCTTGCGCGCCTTGAGCTTTACGTCGAAGGCGTTAGCGGCCTCTTCCTCGTAGCCGTACAGGAACGGCGTTTTGAGCAGGTCCGCTTCAGGCGGGATGTAGACGCGAATACCGCGGCCCATGGCGATGCCGACGTAGAACTCGCAGCTTGGGCGTTGTTGGCCGTACTCAGTTGAATGTGCCATATCCACGCCGAACACTCCGATGTCCGTGAACCCCTCGATAATTGCCAAGGCAATCATGTACGATATGGTGTTCGTCAGATACGGCTTGGCCCCCGGACTGGGATTCGGGATGCACTGCGCCACTTCCTGCAACGGATAGGGCACGCTGGCCGGGATGTCGTCCCACTTCTGATGCATGTAGACCGGGCAGGTCATCGCCTTCAACTTCTGGATATGGTCGCTCACCCGGTTGCGGTCATTCTCGTAGACGCGCCTGCTGTGCAACTCAAACCACCTATCCCATCTCGGAATGAACTGGTATAGTTCGTTGAGGCCCCATATCTCGTATTCCGGGTCCTGGAACGGCGCCAGCTTCCATGAGTCGGTGAAGCCGAGTATCGCCACTTTGGTGCGCTTGGCTTTCTGCTCGACTGGTAGGGTTGGTGCAGCCGCTTCAAGCTCCTCTTTGGTCATCGGCTTGAATGCGACCGTCGCCGTCTCGTTGCTGATTGAGACAGTCTCCGCAGCCTTGACTTCGCCTTCTACCTGTACGATTGCCGCCGTCGCTGTTGCTTCCGGTATCGCCTGTACTTCGGCCGTTGAGTTTGCCACCACAGGCAATTTCTCACTGACTTGAACTAACTCAACTGCTTCCGCTGATGGTTCTGGTATCGCTACTTTCGGCAACGCTCTTTTTGCCTTTTTTCGTTTGGGTTTACTGCTGCCTGCGTTGTTGACGGCAGTGCTGAAATAAACGATACCCAATCCGCTTGTCGTCCCTTCTTCCATTTCTCCCCTTCCTTCGTTTGACCCGGCCGGGACCGCGCAAGCAGGAAGGGATGCCCCGCCAGCCCCGGCCAGGTTTCTATGTGTTATGATGCGCTGAGTGTCACGTCGGTGGACGCTGCTAAGAGCATCCAGTTGGTCGAGTTCTCGCAGAGCAGGAACGCCCATTGGCGATTGGTCCCGCCGGTCGAGAATATGAGCGATGTGTTGGTGCCATTGATCATTGCTGCGCTGCCGCTCGTCTGCACGATAGCCGCAGCCGTCGAGGCCGCCCCGACGTTGTAAATCCACTTCTCGTAGCCGGCCACGCCCGCGCCCATCGACCAGAGCCGCCCGGTCTCTAGGCCACAGGACCAGATTTGAGAAACGCCATATGTCTTGATGGCCTGCCCGCTAGATACGCCCGTGGCGAACGTCTCGAAGGGTCGGACCATCGCGCTAGACATCGTGAACGTGTTGGCTACCGATGCCGCCGAGGATACGGCGATGCCAGCCGAGAAATTACCCGTTGTAGCGCTAATGCCACTGGTGAACGAGACCGCTCCCCCGAAGCTGGCGCCCGACGAGAAGTTGCCGGTAGTTCCTGATATTCCCGAGGTGAGCGCGATACCCCCGGAGAAGTTGCCCGTGGTGGCAGTAATGCCGGACGTTACGGCTATGTCGCCAGAAAAGTTCCCGGTGGTCGCCGTGATGCCGCTCGAGAACGTGCCGTGTACCGCGGTCAACGTGCTGGATAGCTGCACGCCCCCGGTGAATATACCTGTCGACGCGCTGATGCCCGATGTGAGCGCGATGTCGGCGGTAAAGGTTCCGCTGGAAGCCTCTATGCCTCCAGTGCTACTAATATCCTGCCCATCGAGGGATAGGGTTGCGCCGGATTCCAGTTCGAGGACTCCGCCACTAGCGACGGTGAGTTGATCGCCCCCGCTGGTCTTGTAAACGAGTGGGACATAACTCAATTTGGCACCTCCTTTGCTACGAGGTTGGCGGAATGCCAAGTCCGCCAACCTCTATTCCTCCCAGCCTGGCCGGGGGACGTTGGAGTAATTCGACTATTAGCTGGAAGTCGCGTTGACCGCCAGTGCGTAGTCCTGGACCCAGCCGGTCCCGGCGATGGACGTCGACTCGGCCACTGGCAGCTCGTCGGCCCGATAGCGCAAGGCCAGCCCGCCATTGATTACGGTGTTGGCCGTGGCCCGGCCAGCCACGAAGCGCACATAGCGCTTGTTGGGCCGGTAGACCTCTGAAATGAGCCACACATCTCCGGATGCCCCCGCTACCGTGAAGGCAGCCGTCGAGCCGTAGAAGCTGACGAACGTGCCGTCACTCGCGGTCGAGCCTTCGGCGTAGAACGGGCAGGCCGCGCCGGTGGTTACGTCGCCAATGTTGAGAATGCCGGCGATCCCCTCGTACCCCTGCATGTCGAACACGACGGAGTACTTAAACGTCGAGCCAGCAACAGCGTTGATGAACGCCGGGTCGATGCGGACGTTTTTAGTCAGGTTGTGCATTGTCAAATTCTCCCTTTCTGCGCCTTACGCGCTCGCCACGTGGCCGACGACTCTGTAGTCCTCGACTAGCTGGCCGCCGAAGCGAATCTTGCCCAGGAGCACGATCTGGCCGGTTTCGGCGTAAAGCTCACGCAGGTATTGGACCGAGAACGCGGCCCGGTTGACCAGGTAGTAGCCGCGTAGATCCCCGAAGATGATGGGGTAGAGCCCCGCCGAGACGTTGGGCATGAAGCTGTCGAAGATGACGGGATAGCCGATCAGGTCGCGCTTGATGCGCATCCCCACCAGGCCGCTGTCCCCGGTGCCCATCGACCAGTAAGGCCGACCCTCGCCATCCTGAAGTTTCGAGAGGTTCAGCGCCCCGGAAGCCTTGTTCATGACCCAGACGGCGTTCTCGTCGTATTGTTCCGGCAGAGCAAAGGCGGTGTTGAGAATGCCGTCCCAGGTCAACGCCCCGCTAGTGCCGGTATGCACGTCGTTGGCGATGAACTGCGAGTTGACGAGAATGCCCTGCGGCTCGGTCGCCCCGCCGCCATTGATGATCATGTTGGATTGCAGCAAGCGAATAGTTTCCTCAAACTTGCTGGTACACCAGGACATCAGCGGATAGGACGCATCGTCAATCAGGTCGTTGGTGAGCGGTAGGCTCATCATGGCCGTGAAGATGGGAATACGAACCTGCCCGAAGCTAGGCTCGGTAACTCGGTGCGTGGTCGCGGACGCCGGGACCTCGCCGGTCCAGGTCACGCGCATGCCCGAGGTGTACTGGTTGTCCGTGGTGTAGACCACGCGGGGGACACTCAGCACGTCCTTGGAGGTGGTCAGCCGGGACACGCGCCCGCCTATCGTGGTCGGTGCGGGCTCCTTGGCGATGAGCCGGTTGAGCATGTCCTCGGGCACCAGGTAGCCGCCGGAAGTGTCGGCACCCTCTTGCAAGACCTTCAAGGCGTCGTAGCCGAGATTCCACTCGCCCAGCTTGCGCATGTAGGACTTGACAGCCGACTTGTACTCCGCCGAGCGGATGAGCTTGACCTTCTCCGCCGGGAGTAGGCCCTCGCCGTCCTGGTTGATGAGGATGTTGTTGCCTTGGTCCTCGATAACCGTCTCGCCGGTTTTCTTGACGCCCTGTACCGTGACTTCGCCGGGGTTGCCGGTGAGCGGCAGCATTCCCGCCGACATTCGCGCCCACTGGGCGTTTTCCAGGGATGACTTGAGGGTTTCTTTCTTGCCCTTCAGGTCGGTCATCTCGACGTTGATAGTCTTCAGTCGCTCGAAGTCGCCCTCAAGCCCCTTGGTAGCTATCTCGTCGGACTCTCTCAGAAGAGCGGCCATCCGCCCTTCGATGTCCTTCAGTGCTTTTTCCATAGTTTGCTTTTCTCCTAACTTGCGTTTGCCGCGATGTAGGTCTGATAGATTTCGGTCCGCAGCCGCCGCACGTCTGCCGACTTGCCTTCCGGCGTGGGCTCCGTGCTGTCAAGCCAGGTACAGGTTTCGTCCATAGCCGCCCGCATCGCTGCAATGCTTTCGCGCAGCCGCTTGCGGTTGACGGTGGATAATACCCGCCCTTCTTTGACGCGCCGCTGATTGAGGTCTTTCGTTCGCTCAAACAGGCTGGCGGCGATTATGTTCAGCCCCTCGGCCTGGTCGGCCAGGGGAACATTGCTAAATTCGGTGGTTTCGATGAGGTCGAGTAGGTTGGCGGATTTGTTCATTTCGCGGCGCAACATCGCCCGCATTTTGTCCTTGGCCTGGTCCTCGTCCATTTCGGACATATCGCCCATTTGGCCCATCATCCTGTCCATGTCGGACTCGGACATCGGCATTCCCATCTGCTCAGCCATTTCGCCCATCATCCGTCGACCCATCGTCATCGACATTTTGACCGACTTCTTCTTCCCCATCATCCCGCGTAGCTTCTCTTTGGCCGTGGCCTCGTCCATCTCGGCGGGCATCTTGTCCATCATCGCGTCCATTTCGTCGCTGGACATTTCGACGCCCATGTCCTGAGCCATCTCTTTGGCGAGCTTGCGCATCTGAGGCTTGGTCATCATCATCTTGGCTGGCTTTTTCTGAACCATCCGACTGGGCATCTCTTCGTCTTCCGGCATGTCGGCCGAGGAGAGCTTGAGCGATTCAGGCAAGGCTGTGTCGATGGCCTTGAAGCGCTTTTCGGCGGTAGCCAGGTCAACGTGAGCTAGTAGATTGCTCGGCGTGGGGGTCGTGCTGCCTTCGACTAGCGGCCAGCGCAGTATCTCGCCACTTTTGCCATTGACTTGCACGAGGTGGGACATAGCGCCGGAAGACAGGAAGAGCTTGCCCTGCTTGATTAGCTGCTGAATGGCGTTGAAGTATTTGTTGGACTCATCCAGCTGGGCGCGCATCCACAGCCCAATGTCATCCTGAGAGACAGACTTGATGCGGCCAATAACCGAAACGCCTGCATCTGCATCCAATCCGTGATGGTACAGTAGTGGCCTGTCGCCCTCGAACCAACTCAAGCAGAAATCAGTGTTCTTGCTAAAAAACTGCCCGTCAAGGTCCCGTCCGTTAAACAAGCCCCCGTAAGGAGCCAGAAGGCCAGTAACCTCCGATTGGCTGCCGTCGACGAACTTGACGGCCTTGGCATCGTTCTCGCGTATCTCGTAGGGCATTTTGACCGCCTCCTTTTCGGGAGCAAACAAAAAAGGCCGGAAAAACTTCCGACCTTTGCGCGGCCTTTACCCGGCCTTTAAGCGGTCTTTATATATGCCTATTTTGTTGCCTTGATTATAACATACTGTCAGGCGCTTGTACAGATGGTTATGTTATGTTCTATACTCGCGCTAACTGTGCAATTCGCTCTCGATCTAGGCCAGGTGTGCAGCAGTGTGAACGTGTTGCACTTGGCACACTTCGCTTCGATGGTCGTCCCCGGCCCCAAGTCGGCCTTGAATAGTATCGTGCCGCAATCCTGACAGCGGACTACCTTCAGTTGTGTGCTCCCTTGTTGCATCACGCTTCCACCACCGTATACGCATCTGTGCTAGTCGTGATTATCCCCTGCCATTTGACTAGCATATGCGTTGCGTTCTCAGACTCAGCTAGGTCTGGACAGGGTGCCCAAAACATATTACAGTCTGGATTGTCCTCTATTAGCTTGCGTAGTTGCTCTGCGTGCTCGCGGCACATATCACCCTCCCACCTCGCACAACCGTAGCGCAGCTTCGCTCTCAGTGATGTTGACCTGGTCGACGTAGGATTCCGGCAACACCCCGCCCGACTCGAACCGGTGGCACCGCTCATCGGCGCTGGTGGTTATCAGCAGTTCCCGCCCTAGCTCACAGGCGCGGTAAACCTGGCTGCTGCCCCGCCAGAATCGGCAGAACCTACACTGCCGGATGGTTGGTATGGTCGCGTTCACACTACTTCTCCAGTGCCATTCGTGGTCACAGTTCTTGCCCCCATCGCCGCATAGCACATACATGAATACATCGACGGTGGCGGAGTAATGCCCATCCATACCGTGGGCGCATAAATCGGCGCCCCACATTTAGGACAATGTCCAACTATCATATTCATGATCATCCCCTCCTCAATCTCGCCATAATCGCCTTCGTCACGTGCGCCTGCACCCGGCCAGAGCGAACCACCTTGTCCACCGCGGCCTCATCGGTCACCCAGCCTATGCGGGCCATCCACCGCGCCTGCTTGGTCTTGCTATGCACGAACTCGGCGTAGCTGGCTTTATTGCCAAGCACCGCGCCGATCCCGCCCGTTGCCTTGATGCCCCATACCTTGGTTAATGTCTCGCTGGTCTTGCGCCCGCCTATCGTGCCGTCCTTGCGTCGCCACCTAGGACCATATTCCCGCTGATACCACTTGCCCGTCGGGTTGCTGGGGCTGTTGGCCATCGTCGCCGGCGGATAGGGCGCTATCTCCCCCTGTACCTCAAGTGCAATGGCCTTGGTCGCGGCCTGGAGGGCAGGCTTGATGTCCACGCCCAGCGTGCGCTGTACCTCACGCAGGCCAACGATGCGAATGCCGATGGTCATTGCTGCAACACCCTTCTGGTATAATTCATAATGTCTTCGCCCATCAACCCAGCGCAATCCCAGCAGAGCACGTTAATACACTTGTCCCCTACGAAGTTGGCAATCGCCTTCTGCTGCATGGTGTCATATATCTTGCGCCCGCATCTCAGGCATTGTGCATTCCATTCAGTATCTTTTGTGCTTATTGTTCTACGCTCTAGGCGGAACTTCATTGGCTTTTCGCCTCCAGCCTTGCCCTACTCTTGAACTCGCGTATCCGTCCCGCTAACACTGCCTGCATCATCTTCATAGCGCCTTCTACGCTGTCCGCCGTCCACGTTCCCTCAAGGCTGACGCGGTTCCGCGCTATGAAGGCCAGGTCTTGATTGGTGAGAATGTCGTCCTCGATCAGACGTGCTACCGGCTCATAGTGCCGCGCTTCTGGGTGGTTCTTTATGATTTCGGTCAACTTTGCCCTAGCCGCTTCGCCTTCCGGCTTGCCTTGTTGGTCTCGGGCCAGCCGCGATAGATCATCAGCTATTTTCTGCCAGCGGGTCATGAGGATACCTCAACTATGAACGGTCCGCGCACCCCGGCACTAAATCGCTCAGCAGCTTCGAGAGCCAATAAGACACGCTTTCTCGGGTCCAGTTCCGATGTAGCATAAAGCGCCCCGTGTGCTACCTGTGCGCCACAGCCAACAGCCGCAAAACCATCAATGGGCTTGCCTACCTGATAATCGGAATCAATCTCGAATAACTGCCCCCGGTAGCCTACCAAGAAGCAGCCCCCTTGCTCTACCTCATTGCTCTTGCTGGCCATCCCCCCATCCTTGAGGCACTGACGGACTGCATTGATGAATGTCGTGACCATGTATTTATCAATGTCAGTCCTTGGGTCGTGATCGGGCACAGTAAAAGCGTGACGCAGTAACTGCCCCATCCTAAACGACGATGTAAAACCCATAATCATCGAGCCATTCTTGAATACCTTCTGATCTGCGCGGACTGTCAAGTTCCAACCCGCCACCCCGGCGCTATCACCACCCACGTAAACCTTGCCATTATCGACAAGTCCAACAATACACGTCATCCCCTTCCTAACCTCCAAATCATCCAAACCCAAGCTATCGGCTTGAGCCAGCGTGGCTTGATGTCCAGCCAGTACCACAACTCGCGCCAGAGAGCGGGGTGTTTGGCATTCAGCTTGACGGATAGCTCGAAGCGATTATCAACTATGCGAGCGCCCGAAACATTCAGATAGGCAGGCAGTTTAGGCATTGGGTTGGCCCTTCCTCATCCGTAACGTCGTCTTACACCTACAGCGCACGTGCCGCTTAGGCCCCTTCGTTCCTGTCCCCGGTGATGCCTTTTCCCATTCAGACTCCGGCTTGTTGTTAAGCGGACCGCAAAGCGGACAGACCAGTTCATCCCCACTGGCATGCCAGACGCGCTCCATGTCCAAGCCCGCTTCCTTGAGCATTGCCTGGTAAGAATCTGTAGCGGCTGAGTAGGCATCGGTAACCTCAGATACCGCGATAGCCTCGGCTCGAACAGCGCTGAAGCCGCTCTGCCTGAGCATCGCTTCTAGTTCGCCCCTGGTCATCCCCGGCGTGGCTGCGTACTTAGCAACGGTGTCGCCCACGGCCTTACGAGTAGTTTCGGCTATTTTGGGTATCATCTCCCCCGCATGCGCTCTAGCCCAATCCACCGCAGCCTGGTTAATCACGGCGGGATCGAAGGCAACTACCACCTCCGCCGCTATCCGTATCCCCTCGGCCGTGGCCGCCTCTACTAGTTGCGGCTCGATGACAGAGCCGAAGGCCACCGCCAGGAATGTATCATCTACCGCCTCGCCCTTGACGATCTTCCCGGCGATGTCAGACGCCAGCTTGGAAAATAGGGCTTCAAGGGCCTTCTGTAGCCGTCGCTCGGCTTCCTCGCGCGGGTCGACGGCCTTGATGGATTTGGTCGGCTTCTGCGCTTCGTCGTCCCTTCCCTCGCCCTCTTCCGGTCTCGGCTCCTGCAAGGCCATCCGCTCCTGCTGCCGCTCGATATTCTCCTGTGCCCGCTGGTCGAGCACCGCCTTGGCCGCGTCGGTCGCCGGGACCACCGTCACACTGTTGGGAATGTAGAACACCTCGCCGTACTCTGGAGGTAGTGACGGCAGGGACAGCTTCTCGCGGTACTGGTTGACCATCACGATACCGGCCGCAAAGCCTTCCTTGATAGGCTGCATGGCCTCTAAGCGCTGTCCGGCCAGGGCCTTGACCGTGGAGGTATCGAACTCGCAGTAGATGCCCTCGCCAAAGTCGGCGGCTAGCTCTAAGGTGAACTGGTCGGCGTAGCGGCGCCAGTAGGCGGAGAGGGTCGTCTCGGTGAAGTATTCGCGCAGCTCCTTGGTAGTAGCCCGCTGGTTGGATTCTTTCAGCCCCACGTGTACGCCCGCGAGCACGGCAGGCACGCCGAGCACCGAGCAGATCCTCGCTTCGGCGTTGTCGCGTAGCCCGGGAAACTCCAGGTCTTTGAGCGAGAAGCCGAGTATCTTAACGTCGCTCTCGCCGTCCATTACCCCTGGCGTGCCTAGGTTGCTGCCTCCGAAGTCGGAGCGGAACTTGGCCTTGATGAGCTTGGCATCTTCCTCGGTGAGCCCCGACTCCTTGACCAGTATAACTACCGTCGGCTGAGCGTGGTTGGCCATCAGCGCCCCGACGTGCTCGGTGGCTTTGTTGTCGGCGGCCACCTCGCGCGAGAGCACCGAGAGCGGCCCCAGCCCTTCGACGATGCCGCCGCTCTCGCCGTCCGGGTCGGGGAAATTGATGGTGAAGGTATCGCGCCTCGGGATGCCGATGTAGCCCCCGGTCGTCGGGTCCTGGTAGGACCAGCCCGCTAACAGCTTTTGCCCCGGCTTGCCGTCGAGCGGCGCGTAGATAGGCCCTACTCGGTCCGGCCTGAGCGGCCATAATGCTATCGGTCGGCCCAGGTTATTGCGCTCCTTCCACCAGACGGTCTTACCGACTACGGCCAGGTGGATGGTAGCCAGCTCCAACATCTCGTACTCGGTCATCAGCTCGTTGGGTCGGCGGATAAGTTGCATCAGCTCGTGTTGGCGGTCCAGCGCCTTCTTGTCGTCGTCCTCGCCGGTGTAGGCTCTGAGCGTCGCTTCCGGCACGCCCCGGCACAGCTCCTTGATGCAGGCATAGACCACCGAGTTTTTGCCGTAGGTCTCCTTGATGAGGCTGGTCCAGGTGGTGTCGATGAGCCATTTGGCGTCATAGAGATAGGAGGATACCAGCGATATGGTCCGGTTGGCCGCGGCCTTGGTCGTGCGGCCTAGAGTGGATATGGCGGTTCTTAGTCGGTCGAGCATTGTCATCGTCCCCCGTAGGGTATTTTCTTAGCCCTCATTAAATCGTTCCAGCCCCAATAGCAGGCGTCGGTCAAGTCAAAGGGCTTAGTCTTGGGAAAGCGCCGCAAGGCCCGCTCTAGTATCTGGTGCGTGCCCAGGACGTGCACGATCCTTCCCCGCTCGTAGTCCACCAGCATACGGCTAGCCCGCTCGGCCTTCGGCCCGTGGCCCGCCCCGGCCTTTTCGCTGCGGAACTTCGGCGGTCGTTCGAGCTTCAAGTCCTGCACCGCCTGCTTGTAGACCGACTGCCAGGCGTCGCCCCCCTGGTCGGTCTCGACGCCGACGCTCTCGGCCTTGAGCTCCACGGCCTTACGGATGGCCCGCTTCAGACAGTCCTCGGGAGAAGTCCTATCCTCCCAGGACCACAGCCGGTACAACTTGCCGTCCACGCCCAGGCCATCAGCTTGTATGCCGTGTGCATCGCTATCGTCGGTAGAGGTCACCGCCGGGTCCGCCCACACCACTATCCTAACCAGTTCCGGCAGTTCGTCCCACTTGCAGTGGAGAAAATCAAGGTGGTCAAACATACCGCCCGGCGGTGCCTCTACCGAGTGCTGGCATTCCGCAAGAAATGCCGAGAGCCCCATATCGTCAACCATTTCCTGACAGCGAGCCAGGCTCATCCCCTCCCAAGTTGGCTCACCCGCTACCAGGACATATTTACCGTTCTTCTGCTCGTAGGCGATGTTATGCAACGCCGGGTGTGGCCCTGAGACTATCCTATCGGCCATGAAGTCGGCCCGCCCATCGCACAGACGCGAGAATATCGAATCGGGGTGGACCAGGTTCTGAATGGCCAGGATAGCTAGGTCGGCAGCGCCGGCGGGTATCAGCTTGCGAGTGAGCGTGAGGATCTTCTTCTGAGTAGTGACTGCGCTATCTAGCTCGGAGTCGAGGTCGTCGAATACCATCAGGTCGGGCCGATCCTCGTCCAGCTTGGCCCCGCGTGCGGCGGAGTCTAGCCCGATGGCATCCACGGTGAAGCCAGAAGCGGTTCTAAGCCTGTTCCTACGCCAGCCCTTGCTGTTGCCGTACTTGCCGACAAGCCTGCTAGCTAGCTCGGGATAGTGCCGCTCGACGTTCGAGGATTCGAGCATTCCGGCGATGTTCTGCACGTGGTCATCACTTTGGTCCTGCGTCTGGCAAACGTACAGCACGTAGCGCCTGGCCTTCCTGGCAGCCAGTGCCGCGCAAGCCATCTCTGCGCTGGTCGACTTCGCCCCGCCTCTTGGCCAGATAGCCACGAAGGGCGCTGAGCGCGTGCCCTTCACTAGCGACCAAACCCACTCCCATAGGTCGACGTGGTGCGCGGCAAAGCCGTGCTGCACGTAGCCGGGGAAGAGGGACGTCAGCCAGGTGCGCCAGTCGGCGTCGAGGCCGTCGGTTGAGCCGCCAAGTTGGCGGTTCTGATGTCTGGCCTTTACCCGCAGGATAGCCTCGGTTATCGTTATGTCAGCTTGCGCCCTATCGACTACGAGCGGCATTCATTATCCTTTGCGCTTCCTTCAGAACCTCGTCCGGGTCCAGCCCCTCGGCCTCGGCCATTATTCGGATGCGGGTCTCTATGTCTATTTTGGTCGGGGCATCCAGGCCCAGCAGCTCGCACTCCTGCTTGAGTGATTGCAGTACCCATTTCAGATCGCCGTCCTGCCACGCCTTGCGCCGGGCTTCTCGCAACTCGGCTAGCACTTTGGCTTTGAGCCGGTTGGTATCCTCCAGGGATTCGGCGTGCCACTGACGCTCTAGCGCTTGGCAGTCGGCGTTGACAGTGCCGATAGACCACGGCTTACCATCCTTGGGGTTCTTGCTTCCCGCTAATTCCGACTTTCCGAACATCGCGTGTATCTCATATTGGCTCAGTCCGCGCAGCCGAAGGGAAGCTACCAGCCGACGCCTAGCTTTGATGATCTCGAAATTGACTCGATTGGCCTTGCTGCCGCCTCGGTTGTTTGGGCTGCCACCCTTGTAATTCAGAGTCATGGTGTTCAACAATTTCCCATCCACACTGGACACACTGCCGCCAGCCCCAGAACACAATCACCTGCCCGTATCCGCACCGTGGACATCGCTCGACTTGTGGCACGTCGCATCACCACTCCACGAAAATGCCAAAAGGCGCAGCCCACCCGAAAGGGGAAGCTGCGCCTCAATCCAGACTACTGGCACTAAAGGCTGGTATATTTAACTATGTAAAGTCTATCACCCGCCTGCTGGCTTGTCAAGCCCTCCTGCTTCCCGCAGTAAGTCGGCCAGCGGCTCGGTAAAAAAATTCTTGCAATTGTGGCATTTATGAATAGGCGGCCTGCCTCTGTAGCTCTTGAGCCGCTGGTGCAGCCACACCGATTCATCGGCCCTGCAGTTAGGGCATATCAGCCCAATTGCGCCCGTAGTCGCTTGTATCATTCCACCACCCTCAATTAGCCTTGATTCCTTGGTGCCCGGTAGCCGGTTCAGAGACTACCGGGCTCGCTATGCCAACACGCTAACCCAGCGTTGAAACTCAGCCTGAATGTAGGCAATCTCGTCAAGAATCTGCTTGCGGCCCTCAATAGTCCAAGACTGAGCAATGCGACCGATGCCACCGCCCTGCTCGATCTCGGCAAAGGCATCGCGGAACATTCGCAGGTTCTTGAGCCAAGCCTTGCTGGTATCGACCGGTTTTGGCGTCGGTTCCTCCAATCGCTTTGCTTCTCGAAGTGCTTCGGCTTGAGATTTGTCTACTAGCTCAGGGTGTCGCTCAACAGCCGTGACGTGCTGGCGGGCTCGGCTGATAGTCGATTGGCTTACCCCTAGATAGTCAGCAACCTTTTCTTGGCTGTCAGGTTTAGCAGGCGGCCCAGCAGGTCTATCATTCACGTTGAATAATGGACTTGCTTCCTCGTCTGCTTTTTCGCGTAGCACTTCGGCCACAACGTCAGCCCTTTGGGTCATTAGCCTTGACTGCTCACTCTCCGTCAAGTCCTTGTGCCGTAGATTTTCCTCTAGCTCGATCTCTCGGCGCTCGGCTTCTGACAGTTCCCCGAATGGACGTACCTCAATCTCTTTCCAGCCTAGAATTTGGCAGGCACGGAGACGACGCTCACCGGCTACTAGGTTGTTGGAGGCATCAATCACTATCGGGTGAATCAGTCCGTACCTCTCGATGCTCTCCGCCAGTCCTGCCAAGTCGCCCAAGTCCTCGCGCCGCCGCTGCGAGACTATTATCTGTTCTATCTTCAAGTCGCCTTTCCTCCTTTAAGCGAAATCGCGCTGTTAGCCCTTGCCCTTCACTATCTACTCCAATTTTACAAAGGTCTAAGCGAATAGTCCTCACTTTGCCAATCAAAACAATGTAGTCAGCTCTATAACTATTTTTCAATGCCTTAGAGCCAGATCGGAATGCCACCTCTGGCCGAATCAAGCCGTCACACGCCTTCAACAATTCAACCATTGAATGCCATTCACCATCAGCTAGCACCGATCTTAACCGTTGCCTTAGCCCTCTCGTCAGACTGCTCATTCTTACTCTATCTCCTCATCCTCACTAACCTTGCAATTGCAGCATCAATTAGAGCCATAGCATCACTTCCCGGAATATAGTCAGATAAGTCTTCCGATGCCCAAACCACCTGACGCAATCCGCGCATAAACTTCCTTTCTGGCGTCAGGGATCGTAACGGTTTTTTGGTTCCAACTGGCGGTATAGCTCCGATGCGATCCGCATATCCCTTTCGCCATTCTTTCACCATTTTGATCCCGTCAAGATCACTGCGTGCTTGGCGCACCTTAGAAATATGCGGACTTGCTTCTTCGACAGTAAGCCGAGCCTCAGAAACCAATTTCTCCATCTCTGTAGCTACAGGATTCGACGGAATGTCCGCAATGCGCATCATCATCGCTGCTGAATGTTTTTTCTCTGATACACCTAACTCCCCCATCCGTAGCCTAGCTGCATCTACATCAAGTGCCGCTTTTAGAACATACTCTTTTAGCCCCCAATATGCTGCTGCCGCCTTGATTGCCCATCCTCGATCTCGCACATACCACTTGGCGTGTTCTATAACATGCTCGTGAGGCATCCCTTTTGATCCAGGCAAATTAGCGGCTCTTGTGATTCGCTCTTGTCCCCGTGAATCGTCACCCTTGATAAGGTAGACATCGATAGCCTTGTCGCCTACGGCAACCGCTGCATCTAATCGGTGGTTCCCGTCGTTCAGAACTATCTTTGACCCCTCATAATGGCCAATTAGCGCCGGTATCAACATTTGATCGATTTTGGCTTGAATGAGCCGGTCAACATAGTTCTTGTCAAGTTTTTCTCCTAACCGAGATTGATTCGCTAAACTCTTCTCTTTGTCGATTGACTCAATAGGCATCTCTGCAATGTACTGCCAATCGACCTTCTGATGATCCAACCAGTTCTCAATAAACGGACTCCTAGCCATTTTCCTCTTTTCCCCCTTCTATCTACGCTCATCGCCTCTCGGCGTAATGGCCTACTTCGCTACCATCTCCCACCCCAACGGCGTTCCTCGCGCAACATCTCTTGCCGCACGGCGTCCGCAAACCTCATCAAAGAATCGTGGGTGTAGGCCAGATGCGGGCCTAATGCTGCGCACATTCTCCGGGCTATATCGTTCGCCTGCTCTGACGTCAGCAACGACGAATAACGATCGCCTGAATTGCAAATTGGCTCGCTCTGATTCCGTCGCTCCATACTTCACCTCTCCCATCGCCTGCTCTGCCACCCTAACCGCATCGACCATCGCCTTGAACTCGGCAGGCTCCAAGGAAAAGGCGCTATCCGGCCCGCCTGCGCTCCGGTCCAGGCACAGGTGCTTCTCGATGATGCAGGCTCCGAGCGCCACTGCGGCCACGGGCACGGCTATGCCGAGAGTGTGGTCGGAGAGGCCCATCACAAAGAACTCGCCATCCGCCCTTATCCTCTCTAGATTTGCATCAACAGGATTAGCCGGGTATGCGCTGACGCAATGCAGAACAGCCACAGGATCATATTCAGACGATGAGCGCCCCCTGAACAGGCATAGCGCTTCCTTGATTTCCTCTTTCGTTGCCATCCCCGTTGACAGTATCACCGGACGCCCTTTGCTGGCGGCGTAACGAATGAGAGGCAAATCTACCAGCTCAAAACTGGCTATCTTGTATGCGGGCATCCCCAACGACTCACAGAAGTCAACACTCTCTTTGCAGAACACCGACGCAAAGAACGTCATCCCGAGCGCTTCGGTCACTCGCTTTAGTCCATCGAACCATAACCACGGCATGGCGCATTCCTCGTACAGGTCCCACAGGGTGCGCCCCTTCCAGGGCCCGTCTTTGATTTGGAAGTGCTCGTTATCGCAATCGAGGGTTATTCCGTCTGGTCGGATTGCCTGCACCTTGACCGCGTCGGCCCCGGCTTCGTGCGCTTCGATGATAAGGCGCTCCGCATCATAGTAGGTTCTGGCGTTGGCTCCTATTTCGGCCACTATCCATACCGGGTTTCCTGGCCCTATCTGGCGGCCGGCTATCGTGATATGGCTCATCGCTGTTTTCCCTCCCAACAATTGAAGCACCCCCGTATCAGCCCCGCTATCGTTTCCCGCAAGGATAACTCGCGGCCATTCGGGCAACGAGCCATCTGTGTCGGTAGTGACATCAATTCCTCTTCGTTTAGCCCATAGAGCCTGCCGCAATAACGGCATTTTGCATTCGGGAAGGTGAGCATGCCGAGGTCGCCTCCGTCGATCGTTACGTTGGACACCTTACAAAAGGAGTGAATCCTCATCCCGCCTTCCTCCACGTCCAGATGGCGTTCTGGCCCATATACCCAAACATCGGTGGCAGCTTCAAGGCCATCGCGTTGACCGGCGCATCATAGCTCGGATCCCGCCCTTCCTGCTTGGCAAGATAGGCGTTGACTACCCGTGAATGGTAAGCGTAGGTCGAAGCGAAGTAGTCCGCCCAGGTCCATTCTAAGCAGCCGTCGAGGGTTGCGAGTAAGTCGCACATCCGGCCCTCTGTGAGGTATAGATTATGCCACGCGGGACTAATAGACTTTAGTCCTACCTGTACGCGCAATTCATTGATGCGGTCTAATCCGTCCTGGCTACACTCGCAGAATACCGCTAATCCCCCCGGCTTGAGTAGACTAACGATATTCCGGATAGCCTGCGCCTGCTCTTCCCAGTTCGCTAGGTTTATCAATACCCGCTCAGTGTAACATAGGTCGAAACGCTCACTCGCCAACAGTTCCGGAATGTCCAGCACGTCGAACGGTCCCCGGTAAAACCTGGGCTGCCCGCTTTTCAGCCCCTCGGCAGTGGCTATCCCGGCGTTGTGTGTTGCCGCGCGAATCATCGACTCCGAGCGATCGGCCCCCACGACTTGTATCTCGTAGCGCCGGCATAGCTCGAGCAAAGTCTCGCCGTCGCCGCAGCCGAGGTCGAGAACGTGCATCCCGTCCTTGACGTGTTTGGCTATGGCCTGGATTTCCAATTGCTTGGCTATCCGGTCTCGCGTGCCGGATTCCGAGCCCAGCGTGGCCTGTTGTTCCCAAAAGACTTTATTGTCCATCATCCCTCCCTAGATATCCTCCAAACACCATTCCATCATCAACGCCGGCACGAACCTCGGGTTATCTTCCCTCAGCGCCTCGCACAACGCGACCAGGCCGTCTATCCAGCAAGCCCCCGGCGGCAACGTCTCTACCGCCTCGGCTAGCCGCTCTCGATATTCCGCGTCCGTGTGCTCGTAGGCGCGTAGTTTGGCCGCCAAATCAGCGCAAGTCGCGGTTATGTCTAGCTCGCTTAGATGGTTGGCTAGATCGCGGTAGTGGACTCGGTAGGCCATCAGGCTATCCCCTTCCCTGCTAGCGCATCGCCTATGCCACCCGTGACCAATACCGCCTTGCAGCATCCGCGCTCCGGCTGATGCTCGGTTATCCGATAGTGAGCGAAGCCGTTAGCTATGTCGAAGTAGATGTCATCGCCTTCGCGCCGCAGTACCTTGTTATCAGCCTGGTCGAGCACAAATTTGTCAGGCAGTCCGACATAATAGTCGAACATCGTTTCGCTGTCCCATTCGTCAACGGTTATGGCGCCGGTCAGGTCGTTCCTGGTAAACCACATGGCTATACCCCCTCAATCCACTCTTCCTTTTTTCTGCGGCCACACTTCGCACAGGTTGACCATCTGCGAACAAGCGCTCCTATGGGTATATTGCTCGGCCAATGCGAAAATGGGGCGAGCATATGACAATATCGAGTAGTCGAATCTTCGATGTAATTATGTTGGCATATCAGGCGGGCCAACCAACCAATCATATTAGGATGTTACCTCCAATTTCTGCAATGCCTCAAGCAGGCAATCCGCACAGATGCCGACTGAATTGTAGCCGCCTTCGTTGTAGGCAACGACCACGCGGGGCACTATATCCTCGTGAACGTGTGGGCAAGTGTATTTATCGTTGCCGCGTAGCCCACCTGCCGGTAACGGCCAATTAGCCCACAACTCTACATCGCATGGCTCCCATACCGCCTCAAAGCCCAGGCTTATCTGCTCTACCATCCTAAATGAATCCTTATTCCCTGCTAATTCTCTCAAGCTGCACTTGAATGGGCACATTCCCATCCACTACCAGGACTAGGAACTTCTCGTTTGTCGGCCACCACTGACTGAGCTTGTCTTGTAATCCTGTCTGAATAAGGCGCGCCTCTTGCTCGGTCAATTGCGCTTCTATTCTGACAACGAGCATGCAACGGGTATCATCGATTGGCACTTCAATGGACTCGGCTGTGCACTTGATCTCCTTCACTCTTTTTCACCTCCCTTGAAACAACACCATCGGCTCTTTGCCCTTCATCCTCTCGGCTACCCCATCCGGCCCCATCGCGTCTATCTCTGCCTTGACTTCGCGTGCTGCCTTGACCGTGAGCTCCACGTCTGCTTGGCTGTGTGCCAGGTTTGGCAGGTTTGGTCGGTTCATGAGAATGCCCCGATCCCGCATGCCGGCAATGAAGTATCCCCGCTCGGCGTTGCTGCTGAATTGGATGAGCGAGCGCGGCGGGCAACCCGCCACACTGTAGCCCGCTTGCCGCAGGCCATCCATCAGGGCCTTGCCGATAGCCCAGAGGTGGTCGACGCATTCCTGGGTCCATATGTCCAAAACGGCATCGGCAGCGGCGAGAGATAGGGCATTACCGAAGCCGGTGGAGCTGACGAATACTGGGTCGTTGCGAAAGAACCATTCCCCGTACTCTTTGCGGAACACCATCGCGGAGACAGGGACGCCATTCCCGAGCGCCTTAGAATAGGTGGCGATGTCCGGGGTTATGCCGTAGTATTCGCAGGCACCAGCAGGAGCCCAGCGAAAGCCGGTAACTACCTCATCTTGAATTAACAACGCCCCGTGTGATGTGCAGGCGTTACGCAGCGCCTCATAGCCTATTCGATACCATTCTCGGTCGTGGCCCGGCATCGGGTGCTCGACAATGACCGCCGCCACGGGCTCGCCATCGTCCAGCGCCTTGAGTAAAGATACCTGATTGAAGAAGTCAAAATCCTCCACATATTGCGGTTGGGTTATGCCCCAGGCCGGCGGTGTGACAGACACAAAGGCGTCAAGATAACCGTGGTAACCACTACTGAGTACCCTTTTCCTGCCGGTCACTGCCCGTGCTAGGCGTATCGCCATATTGCAGGCATCGCTGCCCGAGAGCCCCCAGCGCACGCCCAGCCCTTCCGGCGTCCAGCCGGGGACGCGGGAGCCGAGCAATTCCACGAGCTTGCAGGCGACGGTATGCTCTAATCTGTGCGGCAGAGAGAAAGCAACGCCATCATTCAGCCTTATTTGCACCTCATTTAGCCAGCGGAACTGCGGGGAGCCATCCGCTGCTTTAGCATATCCTAGAAGATTTGCACCAAGTGCGGAAACCCAATCCAGATAAGTACGGCCATCGCCGCCACAAATTTGCGCTCCCTCGCCATAGAGAACGTCTGACAGCTCGAAGTCCTTGCCCCACATTCGCGGCGACTTCGAGAATGTCGCCGCTGTCGGCAGAGGATCAAGCGTCTTTGGCTGCGTCATCCTTCGCCTCCCTCTTCTCACACCACGCCAGCACCTCGGCTAGCCCGAAGTCGTCCCCCAGGTCCGCGAACATGGCGCGAACGAGGTCCAGCTCTTCTAGCGTGTCAACCGATAGCTTAACCTTGGGAAGAACTACATCCGGCACGTAGTCGGCCTTCTTCTTGGCGTGCTTCCGTGCCCATAGTGTGACGTGTTCCCGCTCGGCCGGCTTGAGCGCCTTATAGTGTGATTGTTCCAAGAGCTCCATGGTCAAGGCTTCGCAATCGAACCCATCAATGTACCGGTCGTTTTCGACGTTCGATGCATACGAAGCGTCCTGCTCGATGAGGGCCCTAAGAACTCCGGTGCCGATCTCGGGCATAAAACACGGACAATCCCCCGTCAGCCTGACGATGGTATCCGCCCCGAGCTGCGTGGCTACGTCGAAATACCTGCCGAGCACGTCGTTCTCGTGAGCCCCGCCACGGTAAACCGGGATGCCCTCGCGCTGGCACCAGCTAATGAGCCGCTGGTCGGCCGCGCTAAACGAGGTCGCCACGACGACCTGGTCAACGCCGGGGATACGCCGGGCACGGTTGACGACGTGCCAGAGCATAGGATGGCCGTTGATGTCGGCCAACGCCTTGTTTGGGAGCCTGCTGCTCCCTAGTCGCGCTGCGATGATAGCTGCTGTTGTTCCCACGTTTTCGCCTCCAATAATATTTGTAATGTCTTGACCGCCGAGTTAATGGGGTTAGGGCTCGGTACTCTCAGTGAGCAGCATCCCAAAAACTCCGCTATCTCTGCCTTATACATCTCGTTATCGTCATAGTCTTTGCTATCCCGTAGATACCAGGCTATTTTCTCTGCTCTCTCTCCCTCCACGATGACCGCCATACTACGCTGTTTGTAGCGCCAGTCTGTCTCGATAATCGTTTTACGCTTGGCCGTGTGTCGCAAAGTCAATCCAGCGTAGCCATCGCAGTCAAGGCCCAGCGGGGTGGACGGCTCTAAAAACGCTTCCTCAACGTGAGCGCTGCCGAACATCCAGACTGCGAGGTCTACCAGGTGCCAAGCGGCCTCAAACAGCACCCCGCCTTGCTCCTTCGATGCGCTGTAGTGCTCGCGCCAATTCCGCCCCTTAACCCAGCCGGGCAGATAGGAATAGTGCCATATAGTAAGCGATCGCGGGTTATGCGGGAAGCCGAGTTCTCGCGCCTTTTTCAGACGTAGCAACCCTTCGTGCCATCGCCAATTACACGCTACCATGTCCACCAACTCAGCCCTGTCAAACTCTCGCCCCAGTTCCTTCCATCCATCCAAAGACAACCCTAGCGGCTTCTCGATGAAGGTGTGGCACCCGTGCCTGAATGCTTCATAAGCTAATTCCAGGTGACTCGATGGCAGAGTGCAGATGAGGACGGCCTGCGGCTTCGTAGTCCAAACGTCCCGCAGTGTTACGCACATCGCGTAATCCCGCTTGATGGCTTCCTGTACCTGGATGCTATAGTCATAGGCTATCACCTCGTGTCCCAGCGCCTTGACGTTGGCGGCGTGTCGACAGCCGATAGAACCCATTCCCAGGATACCTACACGCATCGGAAGAAGTCCCCCTTTTGGAGGATGGTGCAATTGGCTAGACTGGATTCGGCCGCGTGACCCGTCTGCAATGTGTCCGCGTCGAATAGCGTTGCAATAAGCGTGAGGTAGCGGCCGGTAAGCTCAAACATCTCGCAATAGCGCGCCTTATAGGTCCACAATCCTTCCTGATGGTGGTACGGCACCTTGGTTGGCTCCGGCACCCAAAAGTCGCTGATGATCAGATGCCCCCCATCGGCCAGCATCCGGTCGACTTCGGCCAGGGTGGCGAGCAGCTTCTCTCGTGGCACCCAGTGCAGCACGAAGGATAGGACGATTAGATCAAAGCTGGCAGTCGAGAGGTATATATTGTCCAGTATGCCGTGATAGATCGTGATACCGGGGTACAGGCGCTTACCTTCCTCTGCCGCCTGCCGTGATGGCTCGATTCCCCAGCATTCAGCCCCGTACCGCCGGCGAATCTCTTCCAGCCGCCAACCTGTAGCCGCCCCGATTTCGAGTACCCTTGTGGCTCGGATCCCTGCCGCAGAGAGCACCGAGAGCGGCGGGTCCTTCTCGATCAGCGCCGCGTACTTGTGATGATTGCGCTGGTGGTAAGCATCGGCCTCGCCGTCTAAGAACGCCCTATCCTGCATCGATCATTCTCCTCAACTCGGCCACGTCCAGCCACCTATCGTTTAGGTCACTGCGATAGCACCAGCCATCAGGCACCGGCTTTGCTCCCGCGTGATTGCCATTACTCCACCACGGATGTGTTGGCAGGATGGCATAGCGGTCGCCCAGGTCCACCGTGGAAAAACTCTCGTCTTCCGATAGCATGGATTCGGCCAATTTTTCCCCGGGCCGAATGCCGATATGCTCTACCCCACAGCCAGGAGCGACGGCTTCAGCCAAGTCAGCGATCCGGCAGCTAGGCAGGCGGGGGATAAATACTTCCCCGCCCTGCATAATGGTCAGGCACGACACGACGAACTGCGCCGCTTGCGGTAGCGTTATCCAGAAGCGGGTCATTCGGGGATCTGTGATGGTGATTCGCCCGGCTTTGGCTTGCTCGCGAAATAGCGGCACGACTGAACCCCGCGAGCCGACCACATTCCCATATCTGACACAGGCGAAGCGGGTCCCGTGTTCACCGCGGTAGGAGTTGGCCTGCACAAACAGCTTTTCGGCGACCAGCTTGGTTGCCCCGTAGAGGTTATACGGCGAAGTCGCCTTATCGCTACTGAGTGCGAGCACTTGCTTGACCCCGCAGTCGAGCGCCGCCTCTATGACGTTCAGCGCCCCGAGCACGTTAGTCCGCACTGCCTCGGAGGGATTATATTCGCAAGCGGGCACCTGTTTGAGTGCCGCAGCATGGATGACCACATCAACGCCCTCGAAAGCACGTTTGAGTCTTTGATGGTCCCGCACGTCGCCGATAAAATATCTGATAGAAGACTCGGCACTATCCGGCCAACGCTGGCGCATGATGTGCTGTTTGAGCTCGTCGCGCGAAAAAATGATAATGCGTCGAGGATGATAGTCCCGATATACCATCTCGATGAATTTATTCCCGAATGAGCCCGTTCCCCCCGTGATTAGAAGGCTGCTGCCGTTTAGAATTGAGTCAACCATCTCTGCCATCCTCACCACCTCTAGCTACGTTCTGCCCCCTACCTGCCAGGCGATAGGGGGCTACTTGTAAAACTGGCAACTGTGTTTCCTTCAGCTAATACTCATAAGCCCCACCTGGCTGGGGTCGTTATGGCCTAACCTAAACATCCCATCGAGCATCACCGAGTACCCGTAAAGTCTCAGCATCTTGGAATTGCCTCTGTACCCATTGCCACTGTTCCTCGGCCTTTTCATGTACTTTTTGTGAACAGTTAGTCAGGTAATCCTGGAAGGCTTGTCGGGCATCCAAAGGCAGCAACTTGAGCACCTGCTTACACCCATCTGTGTCTATCTCGTAGTGGCCCTTACCATTCGCGTTACTCGGCTCAATATCAAAGCTCCAACGTAGTTTCAGCCCACTTGGATGCTCTGCCCTGAACCACACATCGGTATTTATGTCGAACCGATGGGAGCCACCACTTTCAACTGACACTACAAATTCCCAAGGGTAGTCGTCATTGTCCTGTCCGTAGAGATATACCTCCTCCTGACCGATTGATTTGTAGGCATCTGCCTTCTTGACGATCTCTGTCCAATGTTCTTGTTTACCTGTCATCCCTCTATCCTCTCTCTTGCTCTACCAGTCCTCTGGTAGTTGGGCTTTGAATATGGCTAGCTTCTCTCGCCAAAACGCCCCTGTTTCACACGTATCAGGCCAACCATCCGACTCCAAATCCGCTAGTGATTGTTCACAAATCTCCGCTACTACCTGCAGCGCATCCCTCGCCGCTGTGAGGTCACGGACTAGCTCGGAAACAATCTGCCCTCCGAATTCCTCATAAGGGCGCTCTGCTCTATTGGCAATGCTCTTTAGTTGCTTTCGTGTCAGTGGCTTCTCACTCATTCTCCCCCCTTGTCCATCTTGGCATCCTTGCACGGCTCGTATGAGACATACCTACATCCGAGGCAGGTTACCTTCAGCGACTCTTGTCCAAACCCATCGCGTTCATAATGGCGTATGGCCCTGGTATGGCCGCACTTGGGGCATTGCTTATAGATTTCCACCCGTTACTCCTTCTTGTCCAGCTTGGCCAGGGCTGCCATCAACTCATCTCGCCAGTGCTGGATAACATTGGCGTTACTATTGCCGATGCCCGCCCTAGCCCAATCAATCGTACAGTCGGGCAGATTACGTGCTAGAGATAGGGCCTTCTCTGCCACATCCTCCAACAACCTGACCCTCTCTGCCAACTCCTGGCCGGTGGGGGAGGAGAGGGCATCATCAATCATTGCCCGATACTTGGCTCCTTGTTCCACATCCATTGGGTCTACCTGGTAGCCCCGAATTTGTATTGCTAATGCCTCGTGCGGTGCTAGTTTGCCAATAATCCAGTTGGCTCCCTCGAGCGCCAGCCTCATCGCCGCCGCATCAGCCTCGGCTTCCTGTGTCCTCAACCTAAATGCGTGTGTCATCCGGCGCTGGATTTCACACTCAGCATCGGACTGGGCTAGCTGTTCCTGCGCTTTCTCTTTGTCTTCCTCTGCATATCGTATGCTACGAGCAGCACAAGTATTCTGGTGCCGCAGAATTTCTATAGTGTCCTGTGCCTCGGCTAGCTTATCCCTAGCATCTTTCTGCCCCACTACAAGTTCTCGACGCTCATCTTTGAGGGTATCCACTTCCCGCTGTAAGTCTTTCCACGTGCGGTCAGCCTTTTGAAGCTCCCGATACCAATACTCTGTACCGAATAAGTTTGCCCTAAGTTTATTTCTCTCCGTCGTCATCTCGACTAGTTGGCGGGTGAGGTCATCCTTTCCCCTGGGGAGGTCGGCTACCTGTTGTCTCAAACCTTCTTCGGCCATGTCAACTCCCATCTGTGCCTAGATTGATCTACCGGCTTGGCGTATCCCAAGTCATTCAACAATTCGCAGGCATCCTCATAGGCGCTCGTGCCGCAATCGTGGACGATGCACTGATCAACGGTATACTCTACCTGACAGGACTGGTTGACCACATCTAGCAGGGACTCTATGAGGCTGGCTACCTGTGTTTCGGCCTTCTCTGCTCTCACCAAAGCATCAGCGCGTTGTTCATTCAGTTCGACTACACGTTTATTGGCATCATCCAACCACCGACGACGCTTGTTAAATTCTGTCTGAGTGACCTCTAGTTCCTGCTCTGCCGCCTGGAGCTTGTCTCGAAGGTCGATGGTGTCTGATCTCAAGCTGGCCTCGGGGTCCAAATACTCCAATGCCCACGTCGGATGATAAGGCCTCGCGTGCTTCTCTCCATCAAGACGTATCGTCAAACCTGGGCCACTGGTCCCTGTAATCGTGCCCTCTCGCGGTTCTTTGCCACCCCAATAACGCACCCTGCCTAGCCGCTTGGCAGGCACTCTATAGAATTGCCGGATATACTCAAACCCAGTCATTCTAGCTGCTCTCCTTCTTCCCCCTTGGGGTGAATCGGCCTCAGTGCCTCCACTATCTGCTGGTACATCTTATCCTCTCTAAGTGAGCGATTGAACTCTATCCCCCGCAAATCCTTGTTGGCGGCTCTCAGAGTACGCTTGTAGTAGTTCAACAGTGGCACTAATGCTCCCCGTAGCTGCTCGTTGTTGGCCTCCAACTCCTTGGCCTGCTCTTCTGCCGCGCCCGCTCGTCCAACGGTTTCAAGCAGTTCCTCGATCACGCCTTCCCAATTTTCCTTGAATGTTTTGCTGCGCTTGTATCCGGCCAATTGTCGGTATTCACTGCGTTCCCGTTCGAGCTGCTCTATCCTCTCCCTTGCCTGCTCTATCTCCCTCACCCAGGGTAGGTCGGTGGGTGGTGTCATTGTGCCTCCACGGCAACTAGGGCGGCTCGGCAGATGGCTTCAGGTGCAGTGATTCCTGACCCGACATAACTGCCATATTGGCGCGCTTTTGGATGATGGCGACGAGGAGTGAAGTCGGCATGCCAATCAATGATGCTTGAAAACTCTAGGCCAAACGACCATTTCTGATCGCCATAAGTTCCATCGCGGTCTGTTATACGAATCACTACCTGCCAGGCATCGGCTATGTTGGTGCTGTAATGGGGGACAGGAAGGACCATTGCACACTCGTCCCCTGCTCCCTCGGTTGGGCGCGGAGGCCAGTCATCAGAGTCGATGACATATACGGGGCCTCGCTCATCAAACCAAGTTGCCGGGTCATCTCGTCTGTGTGATGCTGTGTAATCACCACTATCAGGACCAGTTCCACACGGCCAATCCATAGCCACAATGTTGAGTTGCATGACCTTGCGCCCTACCGCCGCATCAAGCTCCCTGCCTGTTAGCTCTGTCATTCTCCTGCTCTCCTTGCCTTCCTCTTCTCCGCACTCCGTCGCCCCATCTCCCGGTAATGCTCGACGCCGTACATCTCCAATACAAGGCTGCCTAGCCTCTCGTAGTATTCCTCGCCGTACCGCTCTTTGGTTGCAGTCCCGCCCTTGCGGCCAAACTGCTGGTAGTAGTCGGGGCCGTATCGGGCGCGTTTTGTTGCGGCGGATTGGGTCATGCCCATCATTTATACCTCGGACACTGCCCGGCGTTCTCTGGCCCACAGCAATTGTGCATATAGCAGGCATCACAGTGCAGCGTGGCAAGCCGCGTAACCTGCCGCCTGAGCACGCCCCACACCTCTTGACAATCCTGCGAGCCTATATCGCGCACGGTTGCCACGGCGGCGTAGACCTCGTATTCTTGGCGCTCGCCGGTTGCCTTGTTGGTTATGGTGGTGGTTGCGTGATAGAATTGCTGCTTCACGACCTATACTCTCTCAACTGCCTGGCTGCATCGATTTTCCACATAATACATCAGGGTTCCCGGTCGCCTTGATTGCCTTGCTAATCGCCTGTAGCATATTTCGGTCAAAGCCCGTAGCTCGCTTGCCGCCTGCTATCCACGAACATTCCCACATTTGCGCCTCTTCGTCCCAGGATAGCGAGACAGCAGAGCCTTCCTGTGCCATTCGCTTAAGGTAGTAGCAGGTCCACCACGCGTCGATTCTCTCTTTTGTCAATCCTTGTTCTGCTGTATCGGCTCTGGTCTCCCTTGCCCGCCGTAAATCTGCCTTCAATGCATTAATCTCTAAGCGCCTTGTCTCTGACTCAAGTGTAATATCGGCTAGTGTCCGAGTATTCGGCCTGTCGGATTCTCCATAGGCATCCCGTGCGTCCATTCTGTCTCCCTCCCTCTACGATTTATTAGTAGGGCTAATCGTGCCATTCGCAACCGCCCATAATGGAAAGTCCATAGGGCGATCGATAATGACACTCACAGCGCCAATATCGAAAATCAATCAGGTTCATCAGCCAGCAATACAACGCTGAATGCTGCCTGGACGTGTATCTCCCAACCCATAGCAGACGATAGGTGCCGTTTAGTTCCTTATGGGGCATTGGCAACCCTACCCAACGCCAAGCTTGAAGAATAGGCATTGGCAGGTTGAAAACAATCCTCGCTAACATCGGCTTCCTCCTATGGTTTCCATCATTCCAATTCCCATCCGCAAAAAGGGCAGAATCGTATGGGCTTGTACTCCCAATAGCCGACGTTCCCGAACATCAACATCCAGCCCTTCTTCTCATCAAGTATTATCTTTGTCTCGGCTAGGTCACAGCAGGCATGTCTGCCCGTTTCCCTCTCGGCGTCCCGTAGCTCCCTGTAGTATTGAGCGAGCGCCCTCACGGTATAGCTACTCATTCGGCCCCCTTTCTGCCAACTTCCTATACTTCTCGTGCAAGTCTCCCAACTGCTCCTTCCACGCCGACGGATGCGTCGGGGCTGCGTCTTCGTCAATCTCGCTAGCTAGTTTGTTGAGTTTTGCTACCCATTTGTCGGTTGCGTCTCTATCCATATCCCCTTACCTCTGCGCTTCAGTTCGGCCAAACAGCAGGACGCCGCTCCCGGCTCACACTGCCTTACAAATACCCGATACATCCGCTCTAGGTCGTTGTCACTCCAATCTTGGACCGCCTGCCGTACTCGCTCTACCTCATCAACGTGTGCTTCGTAGTAGGCAAACTCTCTGGATTCGTATGCCATCACGCCACCCTCTGCTCTCGCCGTGCTTTTAGCGTCTCATTCTGCACCTTGCGCCAATGGCTACAAGAGTGCGTCAACTTCGGGTACTTCGCGTGCCAGGCCACTTCATCATTCACCTGCTGGCACGCTCGGCAGTAGGCTGATTGATCGGTCCGAATATCCTTGCAAGTTCTCATCACGCCACCCTCTGCTCTCGCCGTGCTGCCGCCTGCGCCTTGTCCCGCTCCCGGCAGGGTAAGGGGCTAGCGGGCAACTCAGTTAATAACATTATCGGGAGACCTCCGGCGACGCAGATGCAAATAACGGCAGTCCCTCAATTGTCCAATGCACAATGCGCTTCTGGGCAATCTGGCAATACTGCTCGTCCATATCAATTCCAACAAAGTTTAACCCTTCCAACACGCACGCTACCCCCGTGGTCCCACTACCCATGAATGAATCGAGTACCGTCCCTCCTTTGGGTGTCACCAACCGGCACAAATAGCGCATAAGCTCAACAGGCTTGACTGTTGGGTGGTGGTTGCGTTGTGGGATGTTGTTGTGTAAACGGGTTCGGAGGCTATTCCCAGTTGGATCGTTCGGTCGGTAGTCGCTGCGTTGCAGGTGCAAACTATCAAGTCCCTCATCACGTTCGGCCCTAGAAGCCTTGGCAATGTAGAAGAATCTACTTGCTCCCCCTACATCGCCTAACCCGCCAGCATTAGCGTGTATCCCCTCGTTGGCGAATTTGCCATATGTGCGTTTGCCCAACGTGCCGCTATTTATGCCACCACTGCTCGTGCTTATTCCGCTTTGCCCATCCAATTTCTTGATAGGGCATCCGTCTTCGTGCTCATTCTCACAACAACAGGATAGAATGACATTGGCAGGCCAACGGCCAGAAGCATCATAGTTACCTTGCTCAGCCCTAGTGCGTTGGTCGGCCCCATAAATGCGATTCTCTCGCGCACCTGAATCGAAGTCAGCGTGCCGATTCTTAGCTTTGCTTTCCGCTTCGTCTTCCTGACCTGAGAAGCCAATTCTGCACCCATCTACGTTGATAGCGCCTGTTCCCCACTTCAGCACATTGCTAGCTACATTCGGCTCAGATAGGGGTTTGCGAGCCATCACGATAGGCTCATTGGCGGGTTTTAGTGCCGTGCCCCATCCGGACCATTGTTGAGCATCCTCGGTGGAAGGTGTGCCACGAGTGAATGAGCCTTTGCCGATAGAATGCGGCACGGATGTACCAAACTCATTGCCGTTGGCCTTGTCACCCGCGCTTGTGGCGTATCCCATATGCCCCCCACTCAACGCACCGGCGCGCTCTGCTCCCGCCGCCTTATCAATCGCCTTGCTCACATCCAGGCTCTTGGGGAAGCCCGAGCCGTACCACCACTGAATACAATCGCGTATCTCGAATCCTGCATCTTCAATAGCGCAAGTCATTCGGTGATAGGTGCGAGTACCACCAAAGGCGAGTAGATGACCGCCCGGCTTAAGGATGCGCAGAACTTCGCGCCACAACCCTACGTTATAGGCAATGCCCTTAGAATCCCACGACTTGCCCATAAACCCAAGTTCATATGGCGGGTCACACACAACTGCATCTATGCTCTCCGCTTCCATCCCTGCCAGCACGTCAAGGCTATTCCCGTGATAGAGCGTTATTCCGTTGTGCTGATAGTATGGCTTCACTTCCTTACCCCCTGCTTCTCCACCACTCCCCGCATATCCTCCGCTATCCCCAGTTCCTCGCCCGCCCGCAGCGTGGCGAAGATAGCGTGATTGAGCATCCGCACGTGCGGGCCATCTGCCGGGAAATACCGCTGGTGCGCCGCGCTCGACTCCCATATCGCACGCAGGCCAACTAGCCTAACCAGGCGGGCATAGTAAAGCCCTTGGATTGGGGAGTAGGCCTTATTCATTCCGGAACCTCGATATCACCAAACCAGTTCACAAAGTCGGCAAACCTCAAGCACACAATGTCGTTGTCGTGCCGCCTGCCCGCCTCGTGGAGGATCGCTATCGGCAACCGTCCATCCTTGGCCGCGCTGATGGCTTGCTGTAAGGCTGCTTTCAGCCAAGCCGGCAAGGTCTTTCTGTGCTTGACCTCACAACACAACCAGTCAGTGCTAACGTCCTCGGTCTTCAGGCCGGTGATACCGATGCGCCGGCCACCCAAACGACGCGCGATGGTTTTCTCTGTGGACTTCCACTGATCAGTTCTTGGCACCTTGCATCCCCTCCCACCAACACTTACAGCCCTGGTCGATTGGGTATATACCGAAACAGCCCCCGCAAATCAGCTTTCCGGGTCCTGCAACCAGTTGCTCCGCCTCCGTCATCCTCTCCGCCTCATCCCTTTCTCGCTCCTCGATACTGCGCAGCTTGGCCTCTATCTTTGGTAGTTCTGTGTCAATCAAACCCGCCTCGGCCTTGAGCTTGGCCAGCAGCGCCTTGCCTTCTGTTGAGTCTTTGTGCAGCGCGCAGTAATTCTGGCCCTTGATGATGCGGACCTTCAGCTCCTGGCGGTCGGCTTGGAGTTGCTTTTGCTGGTTGCGGAGATGCCCTTCCTCCTGGGTAAGAAGGAACCAGGTGTAGTAGGCGGCCTTGAATTGGTCGAGCGTAGACACGTCATTGCTTTCCTGCGTTGTGTTCTGATCTTCCAAAGTCACCCTGATCTCGACCTGGCCGTTGTCGGCGAGAAAGACGAGCTGGGCGGGAACCTCGGTGACTTTGCCCTGGAGGACGAGGGCAGGGGATGAGGGGACAACCTGCTCCTCTATCTCATCATCGAATTTCATTTTTAGCGCCACAATTTCACCTACCTTCTAAGCATCCTGCCAACCAATCGACAACACTCAACTTTTTCAAAAATGATGTTTTGCCACGACTCGTCGCCCGAAAAAACTGGCGGCTATTTTTTTGACGAGCATCATTTGTTTGGCATAAAAACACAGACTCAAACATTGATTTCAAAAATTACCACTCTTGTCGATTGCTCTCTAGCCTGCTATTGATACTATATCTTGTGTTAGCTTGGCTGCCATAGCTTCCATTTGCCCGTATTTGCGCCTGTTGTCGTCGGTTGCTCGTTTACTCGCTATCATTCGGTACTGCTCAGGTACTCCACGAATTTGGGCGTCTTATGATATCCGTAACGCGCCTTGGTAATCAGGCCGTGCCGTTGCAGCACGCGCAGTCGCTTGGCTATCGTCGTCCGGTGTACGTCTAGTAGATCGGCAAGCTCGCTGGCCGTCAGAATATCGTGTCGACGGTACAGTGCTAGGATGTCTTGCGAAATTGTCCGCTTATCTTTGTCCCGGTCCTCGTCTTTGGTGTTGACATCCAGGTTTTGCAGCTCTATCCTGATTTCTTCGGCTTCCACATTATCCAGTGTGGACTTCTTGGCGGCGTAACCAGCGTAGATGTCGTAGCGGCAGTTCTTAGCTTGATACACAAGATCAAGATACTTCCCAACAAATAGTACGTGCATAGGACTGACGATCACTTTCTCATGGGCTTCGTCAGTCGAGTGTATCAATGCTGCCAAAGCCACACAGAGTCGAGCGAGTTTATTGCGCATATCTGCCGGGGAAACCAGGGGTACGTCCTCCGCAGCGCCGTAGACGGCACTTAAACGGCTGCTTTCACTGAATATCGTCTCGGTCGCCTGGTGATCAATCACCACGTCATCGGTACGGCGTGACCACGCCCACAGAATAGATTGCTTGAGTGCTTCGGCACTGATTAGTTGTTGCTCTGGTTCGGTTCTCATTTTGTTGATTTCGTTCAGGTTAATGTCTTTGTTGGAAAGAAATATGGCCAGATCCAGGCGACGCAGATCGGCGGGAGTGGGGAAGAGTCCCTTAAGCGACTCGATGCCGTGGGAAAAGTTATAGAGTCCTTTACCCCAGCGTGGATTACTCATCCAAATCAATCGCGTGCGACAGTTAGCTTCCCCTACCCCAGCTTGCTCGACTCGCATTATTCCGTCATTGCGTCCCTGGGTCATTCGCCCTAAGTCCTCTTCGGGCAACTCGGATACCTCATCAATGGCGAGTAGGCGACGGTCATTCAGGACGTACTTTCCCCACTTAACAAACCATCTCTCCCCCACTTGCTGCACACTATAGCAAATGCCTGTACGCCTTGCAGACTCGCCGCTGATGAGCATCCCCAGCCCGCAAAACTCCATCAGGCTTCTGACCATTTCTGTTTTAGCCATGCCGGTGTCCCCCAGCAAAAGGACCTCTAGCCAACCTCTTCTAATTGGGCGACCCTCAAATTTGAAATTGAGCACTGAATGATACCCGAGCAAGATCCCTAACAGTGCTTCATCTCGCTTATAGATTCTTGTGACGTTTAAGGTAAGGTCTTCCAATAGAGAATCGACGTGCGCCTTGAAAGCAGCTTTGCCAGCACCCGTGAACTGAAAGACATTGAAGGTTTCGCGCATCTTGTCAGTTAAGGTGAATTGACTGATACTATCCTGCATCGGGCCAGCGTCAGTCACCAAGATCGTGCCAAGTTGCGTGTTGGGGTGGGGGTAAACGCGCCCAGTGATCTGGTAATATTGGTTGACCGTCGATCTATAATCCAGTAAGTAGACATTGCGTGCCACGTACTCGTTACCGCTCTCATCCATGTCCGACTGATGACCATTGCCGTTGACGGCGGGCATTACCCGATCAGCCATCGGCACAGCTAAGACCTCTTCGATGTTGGAATACTCGAGCACCTGGTAGCTAAATTTCTGGCAATTCCCCTGGCATCCCGCCGCTGCTTTGAGGATACCCCCCAGTTGCGTCTTCTTTTTATGGCAGAGGTCGATAAAGGTGCTGTCCCGATCGTCGAAAGACTTGTCCCACGAACCGGCCCCGCGTTCCTCGTCGGCAGCCGCTCCGCATATCTCACGATCCTTGTCGTTAGCATAGCAACTATATCGCACTTTTCGCGGCACGATGTACGGCGCGTCAAGTTTGCCCGCGCACAGGACCTTGACCTCGACTTTCTTGCCGACGAGCTCGCTGTGAGCCGACTGAGCCAGATGTACGGTCTTGGTTTCTTCCTTGGGCAACGGCGGGGGCGGTTCATACGGCTTGGCTTCCTCGAGCAATTCGGCAAAGTCGGCGTCGGTTTTGCCGAGCTTGACGAAGAAGTCGGTCAAGTCGCCATGCTCGCCTACTTCGTCGGGAAGCGTAACGATCCTGGCTCGGTCTCCGAAAAAAGCCGCCGCCTTGCTACTGCCGCTCTGCCCAGGGAGATCATTGTCATAACAGACGTAGACTATCTGACAGGAATCGAAAAGCGGTACCCACTCGGGCTTGAAGGTTCCAGCCCCGCCAGTTCCAGAAACAGCCGCCCATCCGTGCTGGCAGAGCAGCATCGCGTCAAACTCACCCTCGGTTATGATGACGTTGTCGGCATCCTTGATTGCTGTCTCGTTAAATATAACTGCTGTTCCATAGTCACTCTTGTAAGGCAACATCTTGACACCAGGGTCTTTTCGGTTAACGTCATCCTTGCGTCGACGGATGTTAACCAACTCGCCGTTTACTACGATCGGAATGGTGTAGCGCCTATCATCCCATCCGAGCTTGAAACGGTTAATAGTTTCGTCACTGAGTCCTCGCTTGCGGAAATACTCGCGGCGCTCGGGAGGCATCTCGTTATGATATTTCTCGGCTATTTCCATCGGCAGGGTGAGGAGCTTCACAGGCTTGGGCTTCTCGGCTTTCGGCGGGGCTGGTGGCGTTGGCCTAAGTGAAGTCGGCATATTGGCCAATTCTTCAGCTTTGCGGATCGCCTGGGGTAGGTCGATATTATAGATTCCTTGCAACCAATCGAAGATGCTCCCTGCCTTACCGCAAGCAAAGCAGTTAAAGAGCTTATCTGACACGGATAGGCTTTCGTGCGTATCTTCATGGAAGGGGCACTTCCCGGTGCGTTCCCTGCCGCTTCCTCGCAGCGTTACTGTCTGGCTGGCTATGTCTATCAGGCTAATTCTAGCCTTGAGTTCGTCGAGATTTGCCAACGTCCCTGCCCCACTACATCACCATAACAAATTTTGCTTGGGTTCCCCGGTTCTAGTGAGCTTGTCAATAATCTCTTGGATTTCACGCTTGACCTTGCTGCGATGATTAACGATGAAGGTTCCACTGTAACGCTTCACGATCCAACCGTTGTCCCGCAGCCACTTATCTCTTTTGATGTCAGATTGTGCTTGCTCAGTGGTTCGCTTATGGTAGTCGTACCCATCACATTCTATGGCTATCTTCTGTTCCTTGATCTCAATGGCAAAGTCAAGTCGATACAAAGGGTAGATCTTAATCTCTGAAAACCAGGAGCATACATCTTCGCTGTCGGGATGTCCTTCCACCTGGCACACTGGTCCTGTTCCCGGATCATAAGATGAATAATTGTCGTTGTCCTTCCATTCGCACCACCGATGGCTACGGCATTCTCCGCCGAACTTTTGTTCACCGACCTCGAATTGTGCTGTATAGGCGACCCTTAGCTCATCCAGGATCGCCGACATCTTCTCTTCTATTGGGCTCTCAAACCTATGCAACGTCGGTATCACTGCGCTGTCCTCTGTCTTTAGTGTCTTTAGTGTCGTCAGTGTAGCATGCAGAATTCCCAGTGTCAAGACTGTAATTAGTTGCGCCAGTGTTGCGAGTGTATGGTATAATTTGAGTATGAAGGAGAAAGATACCGTTTCCGTGCAGGAAGCCGCTAGCATTCTTGAAGTATCCCGTTCCCACATCTACCGCCTTATCCAACGCGGTCAGCTAACGCTGATCCGTAATCCACTCTATGACAAGCATGGCCCTGTTAAGATTTCGCGTGCCCAGGTTGAATCCCTTCGTCAACCCAAGTAGCCCCCACATCCCCATCCCCCGCGACACCCTGCTGCGCCGCTCCGAGCTGGACGAGCTCAGCAAGCCCCAGCCGAAGGGCTAGGCGGGTTTGCCCATCACAGATTCATTTGTCAATCAGTGTTTTCATTAACTTATACGCTTCAGGTGCTGTCCCCCTGTGTCCATCAAAAGCCCCAGACGCTTCAGCCTCAATCAATGACACTATGTGTTGCCAGTTCTCAACCAGCCTTGCCCATACCGGCGATACCGCCGCCATTTCCTGCAAGCGTGGTCGAAACTCAGGTACGGCTCGCAATAGCTTTTCGCAACGCACAAAGTCATCAGGATCCCAAGGATGATCTTTACCCCAGCGCCCCCATAGCGGGATGCCTGTCATAACTCCGAACAACGTATTGCTACTCTGGCCGCGATCCCCTGTTGCAAGCCAGTTCTGTGCTTCTTCGGATAATTCTACTTTTGCCATGCCGCCATCTTTCTTCACTAAACCAACCTCCCCTGTCTCGCCTCTCCCGTCTCCCGTCCGTGCGTCGCGAAGAACGTCCGGACCGCCTCCAGCGAGCGCGTCTGCGTGGCCGGCGGCAGGGAGCGCAGGATGGTCGAGCCG